TATTGGTATTCGCCTAGAATCACAACCGCCTGAGGGATGCTCTTGGGGTCTAGATGCTCGTATAAGCCATCGTAGACCTTCCTAAACACGTCCTGGGGGCTGTTGTCTAGGTTGTTAGCCACCCACTTACGGATCTCCGTAAAGTTCTTGGTCTTTAGGAATCCCATCAGTTCCTTGATATTAAGTTCTCCAGCGGTGCTCAAAATTCCAATATCAATAACTCCAGCAGCAGAATACCGCTGGAGTTCATTCAAGGTACGACGAAAATCCGGAAAAAACTTGACGACGACCTTAGACAGCACCTTGAGATCGTACTGGATACCTTCCTCATCCAGAATAGCCTGACAACGAGCCAAGAATTCCTTGGCTAGTTCTGGACGTTCCTTGGACGGAAAGGTAAAATCAATAACCGTACAGCGAGAATGGATAGGTTCAATAATACGGTTCTTGTAGTTACACGTCAGGATAAACCGACACGTCTTGGCAAACTCCTCAATAGCTCCACGAAGGGCTGGCTGAATACTCTGAGCGTTCGAGTAGTCGAACTCGTCCAGAATAACAATCTTTTGTTTGGCTCCCTCCGACAGAGATACCGTACTGGCAAACTGTCGAATCTTGGTTCGTAGAGTATCAATATTACCGTCTTCAGAACAGTTGATTAAAATATAGTCTGCTCCCAGTTGAGTACACAGAGCCTTTGCCACTGTGGTCTTTCCCATACCGGGCTTACCTGCTAGTAGTAGATTAGGGCACTCTCCAGAATCTACAATTGCCTCAAAGGTGGCTTTAAGATCTTTGGGAAGTACACAGTTTTGAATAATAGCCGGACGATACTTCTCTACAAGAAGTCCGATACTGTCGTTTGCGGTTAGCATATTACGCCTTGTAGGTACTGCTGGCATCCATGGCTACCCAGTACGTCAGGGGACGGCTGGCGTGGGTAAACTGACCGATCACACTCTTGGATAGTGCTACATGGTAGTCACCGTCCAGCATCTTCATGTTTTCCATCTTGAAGTTGAACGAAAAATCTGCACCTTCAGGATTCTCACCAACCTCAATAGAAAAAACGTTACAGGTAGGATCTTTGAGATCACGAACAATCGCAAGAACGGTATCGTCTCTAGAAATAAATGAGAGATCTGGATTACCTAGAACTGCTGCTGCTCGCTGTAGCTCTTTAAAGTCGTCTGCAGTGAGATCAAACTCTACCACAGCATCAACTTTCTTGATGCTCTTTGTGGGATACGATAGAAGCTTAGGATCAGAGTAGTAATACTTTACTGTGGATCCACGAGCACCGGTAATGGTCATGTGCTTGTCTCCAAATGCCATTTCTGGATCTTGGAACAGCGAAATTACACCCAGCAGCTTGTTGAGATCCCAAATACCAAATTCAGTATCAAACGTCTCGTCTACTTCCGCTTCTGCCATAATGTTCTTAGTAGGAGACATGGTTACCAGTTTAGATCCGGGCTTTACGTACAGATTAGAGTTAATACCACTGAAGTTCTTAAGAATGTTCAGGGTGTCCTTAGAAATTGTTGTTGTCGCTTTAGTCATAATATAAAATTCCTTTATTTGTTGAATCGTTCAAAGTTTTCAAAATCATCATTATCAGAAGTGTGGCCGTGGCGTAGATCATTTAACCAACCTTGCTGATTGGGTTTTCGGCCACGCTTTTTCTTTCGACGTGCTGCTGCTTCTTTCTGTTCGCGCCTCCAACGCTCATACTCTGATTCAGGTTCTGGGGTATACATCAAAATTCCTCTAGATGTGGCATAAGAGTCTTCAGTTTGTGATCAATAAAATACTGAAGCAGTTTATCTCTGCCTTTTCCTTTCTGTGATTCGTAGGTTTCTAGAATACGATCTTGTAGATCTTGGGGTACATTACTCATATCAATCAGGGTGCTATTACGAATATATTTAGGATTTTCATAAAATCCAGATTGCTCTGCATCAGCCTTTAGCTGCGCGATACGCTTTTGTGTCATTGGCGTTTGCCGCTTACCATCTCGCACAAAAGTGTCATCATCACTAAGAATATTAGGAATTCCATCACTGGAATCGCCCCCTAGAATGTGTTCAAAAAGCACTCCACGAGGATCTGAACACATAAGGTATTTATCTGTAGTGGGGCTGTATTGTTCCACATTAGGAAAAATTTGTAGTTGTTGAAAATCCTTATCATTAGATACAATAAGAACCTTTTCACTTTGTGAATACGTCTTGCAAAGTGTATAGATAATATCGTCTGCTTCTGCTCCCTTTAGGCGAAGACTAGGATACGGAAATATATCTTTGATTTCTTCACGAATGGTATCCAACACATCAAAGACGGCTTTCCACTCGTCCTTTTTAGCTTCTTGCTGCTTTTTACGGTTGGCTTTATAATACGGAAAAATATCTTTACGCCAATAGTTATTGCCGTCATTACAGAGAATCATCTCTCCGTATTGACGAAACTTTGTGCGATATTTACGATACGTGTTCAGAACTGTGTGGCGAATGTAATCTTCGTTTAGAGGTTCGCCATCTTTAGATGCCTGAAAAATATTAGCCAGAATAATCTGGTTGTTATCAATAAGTAACATACTTTAACTATACCACATAAAAAACAAAAGTCAAAATATTTGCACCCATTGTTCTGAATCTGTATCAACAATGTATTTGTATAATTTTCCAGTGTTTGGATTGTACCATTCGTCACCAGAGTCTACTCTAGTTGGTGGAGTAGTAGAACTAAAAAATATTACAGATTTTCCTGCACGTTCACTGTTTAAGGGAGCCCAGCCAGAATCTATGTGTTCTGGCGATTTACACAGATCTGGGTTTCTGGTTGCAATATATGCTTTCCCTTTTTTATATACAATATCGCCTTTTATATACTGTATACATGATCCTGATGAATCAGAAACTTTAAAAACTTGTGGAAGATCAGCCATTTAAAACGTCCTTAAATTCCTCTAAAGTAGTTATGATTTGTTTGATCTTACGTTTGCCGAGAAACGAAAACCCTTCTTTTAGATCTGCATCTTGTCCTTTATATGCAGTTTTTAGTTCTTTAATGTGGGGGTCTAGAACTTTAGCTAGACGCTTATGGTGTACGGGTTTGATGCCCTCACTACGAAGCCATTCGGTATGGTCTACATTTTTTAAACCGTCGTGAATTGCTAGATCGTAAAAATGGTCAATACGGCCTTCAATCACAGCCATGTATTCTATACTTTTCTTTAGAATACGTTCTTGAACATTTACCTTTTCCTTGTTAGGGTCTTCAACCTTGGCCGGACGAACCAGCCCTTGGTGGATAATCTGGTCTACGTTTTTCTTGATCATATCCAGAGTTTCTGGTCGTAGTTTGGCTCCCAGATTCATGATACGACAGCGGCTACCAATGTACATAAACTCCATGGCATTGATATCGCATGCTGCAGCCGCCTTGATATCCTTTTTAGAATAACCATTCTTCATCATCCAGTCAATGACCCAAGGCTTGCACATATTATTATCACACGAATAACTGTACCAATTAATAGCCTTAAGGATTTTGGTGTCGTATTCTTCTGGAGTTAGTTTGTCTGTATCTTTCCAAGCAGGCTCACTGCCCATAATCAGAGAGTCTACAGAGTCTCCCCTACCAATACGACGTGACACCTTTTTCTTTTTCTTTTTCATACAATCCTGCTAAAATTCTTTTTCTTGTCGAATTGAACAACGTGATTGAATCTATCTAGTAACTGGTCCGTCTTATGGCTAATGACATAAACGTTTGCACGGGCACCAAAACTAGACAGCAGTTTCATTAGCTCATCCACTCCACCACTGTCCAAACTGGAATCAAATACTTCATCCAGAATAAGCAGATTAGTATTGACACTGTTCTTCAACTTTGCGATCTCTCGCCATGTCAGAAGCAGTGCCAGATCGATCCTCATCTTCTCGCCTTCGCTGAACGACTCGTAACAGAACTCGTCACGATGGCGGCTCTTAATGACTTCGTTAAACTCCTCGTCTAGATGGAAGTTTGCGTAGAAGTCCATGTTGTTCAGATACTTGTTCACGTACTTGTTAATTAGTGGAATGTAGTATTTTACAATCTTGGCTTTGATTCCACTGTCCTTGAACAAGAATACCAGTTTATCATACGAACGAAGTGTGTCAAGAGCTTTCTGTTTCTTTTCCAAAAGTTTTTCTTGTTTGGATAGCAGATCAGAAAGACGTTCCTGTGCTTCTTGAATCTTGGCTTGTGTGTCTGCGGTTTCTACAACCGCCAGCATCTCCTGATCTAACTTTTGGTTTAGTTTAACCAGAGACTCTACTGTTTGCTCTTTGGCAGAAGCTTTGATGATTAGATCATTAAGTTTATTTTGAACACTGGTAATCTTGTTCAAATTATTCTTAGACATATTGATTGCTTCTTTTATGCGTTCCAGTGAACGGTTATGTTCTTGTGCTTTTTCTGTCTTTTCGGCAATAACTGTTTCTTTGTGTTCCTTGCTGATGGTTTGTTTGCAGGTTGGGCAACTTTGGTTCTTTTCAAAGAACTTGATGTCTTCTTGAACTCCCTCAATAGTACTTTCCAGTTTAAAAAGTACAATTTGTTGTTTTTTAAGTTCAGCACTGATCTGATCACCTGGTTCTGTTTCAACTTCCAGTTCCTTCATGGTCTTTTGAAGAGCTTTGATCTCCTTGGAAAGGGCCTTGATGGTTTCGGTGTTTTCTTCCAGAGTTTTTTTACGGTCTGCCACACGATCTGACGTGTTGCGTTGGTACGACTCCAACACCTCTTTGGTTGCAGAAACTTTCTCGTTTACTAACAATAGTTCAGACTCTACTGCCTGTAGGTTGCCTTTGGCAGTACCAATCTTGGTTTTTAGTACACCATTCATCTCCGAAAAAATACCGATGTCTAAGATATTTTCAATAACCAGACGACGATCTGCAGGGGTTAACTGCATAAACGGAATAAACGAAGACGAGCCTAGCACAACTACCTGAGAGAACGTTTTGTGGTTCATGCCCACGATCTGTTCTTCTAAGATCTTCTGGTAGTCTTTGCTCTTGGCGTCTTCGTTTACCAGTTCGTCGTCCTTATAGATCTTAAACACTTTGGGAGCCAGACCACGAACAATTTTATATTCTGTCTTGCCAATACTAAACTCTAATTCCACCACACAATTTTTCTTGTTGATGCTGTTTACAAGTTGGGGAATGTTCATGTTGCGGAACGGTTTGCCGAACAGGGCAAAGCTAATAGAGTCTAAGAACGCAAACGATTTGCCGTTACCGTTAGAACCACACACCAGAGTTGTGTTGTTTTTGTTCAGGTTGATTTCGGTAAATGTATTACCAAACGAACCAAAGTTTTTAAAACGAACAGTCTTGAATGTGATCACTCTAAACTCTCCATGTAAATTTCACGCACAATATTCTTTAGCTCTTCCTTGTTGTCTGCTTCCATACCGTCAATTTCTTTATTGATAAGACTCAGAGTATCTTCGGATATATCCAGTTCGCCCTCTTCTTTGGTACGATCCGTGAGATCTTCAATAATACTAACGTTTGCTGGTTCAGCAGCGTACAGGCTGTCGATAAACTGATCAAACTTAGTTTCACTTTTCTTCTCGTACACCAGCACCTTTACATACGTTCCCTTGTAACGAGACGGATCAAAGTCTTGAATTAGGGTTCCGTTTCGCCATTCCACATTATGGAACATCTTCATGGGATTGGGAATAAACTGAAGATCACGGGTCTCTGTATCCAGCACATGAAATCCCTTGATCTCGTTGGTATCAATACTGGTCATCTGGTATTGTGTGCCCAGATAATGCACGTTTCCCTTGGAACTCTTCTTGTGGAAGTGACCAGACAGCACCAGATCAAACTTCTCTAGGAACTTGTCGTCCATGCCTTCACCAAACTTCACACCGGGCATAACTTCGTAACCACTTAGTTCTAGATGGCCTGCTAGTATGGTTGCCTTGGTGTCCTTGATCTTTTGCATGAAGCGGTCTTTGTTTTCTTCGTTGATCCACGGAACCATCAGAATAGTTGCACCGTTAAAACACACTTCTTGAACGTCCTCATATAAGTGAAATGAGGTATGGCATTCTGCTAGTACTTCTTTGGGTGAGTTTAACCGGTTTGTGTTTTTGTAAAACACATCATGATTCCCAAGAATACAGTGAAGTTCTACTCTATTAGCATCAAACCAATCAATAAATCGTTTCTTGGTGTGGTGAAGAGTATTGAAGTTTACAAATTTTCTGCGGTCAAATAAATCGCCTAGATGAAGAACTTTTGTAATTCCGTGCTCTTTGAGGTACGGAAAAAACTGATCTTCAAAAAACTTCAAGAAATGATTCAAAAACAGCGGAGAATCACCTCGTGCCCCAAAATGGGTATCACTAATAACTGCAATTTTCATATTTTCTTACGGCGCTTTTTGCGTTTCTTAGGTTCGTATTTCTTTATATCATTTTCTGATATTTGAAATAGTTCACCCAATGCTTCTCGTTCATTATCTTTTTCAAAATAGTTTTCTTTAAACCACTTATGTAGTGTACCATCATCCATCTCTTCTGTCAACTTAAATTTAACATAAGCTTGTTTTTTCTCTTTTTCTATTCGGCGTAAAAACGCATAATAAATTATTTGAGTAAAATAAGAAAATGGATTTTTGGATTTTCGGGGATTAAAATTATGAGCGTACATTAAACAATTTTCAATTGCATCGCCTATCATTTCATCTTTATATGAATACTTTGTAAAATTAGATTTAGAACACAGCCTTTCAGCTATCTTTAAAAAACATTGTCCTATAAAATCCGATACTGGTGGCCGGTCGTCACCGCTTTCTTCTGCTTCACGTATTTCTTTTTTCCATTTAATCATTTCATCTAAAAATTGTTTGTTATCGACGTAATGTTCGTCGTTTACTTTTTTAGATGCTTTTTTAGTTTGTTTTATTATTTTTAAGTTTGGTTCTTCTTTTTTAGATTTTTTAGATTTTTCACTTGACATGATGTAAAATTCCTGCTATAATATATTGTCTGAGTAAAAAAGAGTATTAGTTATTTGTAATCATCAGATGACGGATCGGGATTCCAATCTGTCCAATCATTACCAAAATTCTTTTTATCTTTCTTATTTCCGGTAAACTTACCGGGATTCATACCCTCACCATTACCATTAGTAATTTGATTGATCATTTCACCAAACTCTTTACGGTCTAAAATACCGCTACGGAGCAGTTCAACTAAAACTTCTGGTGAAAAGATCATGTTCATAAACACCATTTTATCATCTGGTTTGCGTTTTGCAAGATCTTTTACATTAGAATCTTGTTCGTACATTTTATCACTCTTTTCGAGTAACTCTTGTATATGTTTGTCTATTATGTCAAAAGGATCTAATCCTGCTTGAGCTTCTGGTAGCTCCATAGGATTAGGTTTTTTTGCTTTTTGTTTGGGTTCGTTTTGTTTATTTTTTTCTGCTTCATATAAAGTAGACGCGTCCACAGAAGCATTAATAATAGTATTAATAGCGTCTTTAGAAATTATTGCTAATTTGTCGTCAGACAACATTAACCAGTTTTTTAACATAAACAGTTCTTTCATGTTACCAAATAGATCAGATTGAACTATAGATTTAAAGATCATAGGACGATACACTTTAACGTTTCCGTCTTTACTTGTTCTTACCGTACCAATAATATCTTCACCCGATTTGAGTTTTATGATCTTGTAATGTTTCATGTGTCTCCTTTGGTAACTGAACAGAAATTAATTTGTAAGGAAATCCTTCATTAGTATATATTTTTAATCGTTCGCGTAAGTGATTCATACCGTGATTGGTGTAGCTCTTGTAACGAAGATCGTCCGCAATATCAATCAGTTTCATCTGAACTTTTGTGTCGCTTTTACGTAAACCTCTTCCGATAGATTGTAGTACACGAATGACTGATTTGGACGGAGAGGCAAACACAATGTTGTGTATGTTTCTTATATTTATGCCTGTTGAACATGTGCCGTACGACGCAATAAGAATTGCGTCCGATCCTTTATCCATAACTTTACGAATCTGTTCACGCTCTTCCACTTCGGTGGCTCCGTGAATAAAGTACACCGGTTTTTGTGATGACGCTTGTATTAGTTCGTACAGCGGTTTGCCTTGTAGTTCTACAAAGTTAAACAACACTAAAGTGTTGCCTTGCAATTTATTGCACAAGTTTTTAATAAACTGATTACGTCGTGGATTGCTAACAACCCAGCGTATCTCGTCCACGTACATCATTTTTTTGGTGGTTTGAATGTCTTCAGGTGAGTACTGAAGCTGTAAACAATCAATATTAATCTGCGATAACAGGTCTTGATCAATTAATTTTTTAGTGGTTGTGGTGTGATACGTTTGACCAAACAAGCCTTCAATAACCAGTTTGTGTGTTTGTGTGCCGTCTAGTGTTCCGGTTGTACCAATCCGGTACACGGTCTTCTTGGCTTTGCTCATGATTGATGTTAAGGACTTAGCCTTAAACAAGTGACACTCATCACCAAACACTCCTATAAAGTCGTCAAAGTACTCGTACGGCTGGTTGTAAATACTTTGCCAAGTGGAAATAATTATACGTTTGGTGGATGTTTTGTCTTTACCGGACATTACGGTGTGAATATTACGGTCTGCTTTCCACGAGTCGCGCTTGGAGTATTCTCGAAAATCAGCCAACATCTGGGCTACCAGACTGGTGGTAGGCACCACAATTAGTATTTTTCCAGTTGAGTGGTGGTCCAGTATCCAGCGACACAGCAGGTAGATCATTAGCGACTTACCAGAGCCCGTAGGAGACACCAGAAGGGCCCTAGAATGGCTCAGGGCGTGTTGGACGGCCTGTACCTGATAATCGTATGGGCGCACGTCTTTGCCCCCTGCGGTAATGCTCAGGCCGTCTATAAACCCTTTAACTTCGTTTGGAGTAGGAGAGGTGTACGGTAGCAGTTCTTGCTCCCACGTGTACCCACGATCTTTGGCAAATTTTACCACCAGATCGACTAGACCAGCAAAAATGGTCTGAGTGTACAAATTAAATAAACGAATTTTACCGTCCCATAATCTTTTTTTAAACGCAGGAGTGTATTGAAAGTTAGGAACAGTAAACGTAAAATATCCGTTTAGCTCCCTAGCCAGAGAACGATCACACTCTACCTTGACGTTTACAGAATCGGTTTGTGTGATCTTGATATCTACCATTAAACCCCTTGGGTAAATTTAAGCCAGTCTATCATGGAGCGTATCTGCCACTGGCGATTGTTGATAACTTTTACTATACTTTCCAGATACTCTACTTTTTCAGTTTGAAATCCGATACGTTCTTCTAACTTTAACCACTCTGGATCAGATTCAATCAAAATGTCTGCTTCGGTCTTTAACACGTTTAGTTCAAACGGTTCCCAGCCAAACTGTTCTAATTCTTCTTTGCTAAGACGCCCCGTATAATACAGCCACTTGTTACGACGTAATCCAGACTGTTCCAATTTTAGTTTCTTTAAACGCAACTTCTCGTCCATATACATGATGAGATACTTGTTGTGGAGTTGGGGCGTGTTTGCGGATTCACGATCTAGAGCGGTCTCATCGATCTTTAAATCTTTGGCAATCATTGTTTTTAATTCATCAAAATTCATATTGTATTATACATCAAAATAAGAGTCAAAACAAATATTAAACAACTCTTTCTACGCTATATCCTGTAAATGCAAATTCTGCTGTAGCAACTACTTCTGACGATTCTGGTAGTGTAGAACTAAACAAAAGACCGGATATTGATACAGGAAATAAATTTTTAAAATTAATTCTAAATTTTGGTTTAAATGAACTATTGGTTAGCAATAATGCTCCGTTAGATGTAGTTTTTCCTAGACCAGATCCACCAGGCGAATACGGCAATACGTCTGAGGAACACGACTGATCCAAATTACCAATTCCTTTCAACCAGTTCCATATTTCTAACCAGTTTTTTAAGTCTTCATCTACTTTAAATGTTATTTGTAAATTTTCAAATCTAAAATTACCTATAGGAATTTGCACAGGCAAACCAAAAGTTGTAGGTTGCTGTTCCACTCCTGTAACAATTCCTGGAAGATTTACTGTTTGGCAAAAATACGATAAATTAGAAACACGGTTAAGTGTAAATTCAAAATAGTTTGCTAATAACGGATTATGTGAACCTGTAAATCCTGACATACTATTATTTATGTAAACGAAAAGGGCTCCCTTTTTAGGGGGAGCCCTTGACGTTAGTTTTAGTTACGGTTTAGATCAGAGACCGAAACCGGTGTTACCGTGGAGGTTGTCTACACGGAAGATGCGGTAGTACACGTTACCAGCGGTAGCACTACCAGCAGTGAGAAGATCCATGCTCTCCGAGAACGGATTGGCGACCATGCCGTAGCGGGTCTTGAATCCGATCTTGGGTTGGAAAGTGTTCTCACCGACTGCACGTACCATTTGTAGAGGAACGTATGGGCAGTAGAAGAGACCAGCATCGTATGGGCTGGCTCCGCGATAACCTACGGTAACAAAGTTAACGCCTAATTGAGCGTATGGATCAATATAGACCTTGAACTTGCCGTTGAGGATACCAGCAAAGGTGTTGCCGGTGTCATCGACCTCTAGTTGAGGTTGTAGGGCTGGGGTCAGGTTGAGGAAACCACCCATGGCGAGAGCTGAAGCAACGTCGCTGCTGCAGACAATGAAGTTGCCCTTACCACGACGAGTTTCCTTGGCGATTACGTTAGCTTCACGTTCAATTTGGAACATGAGGCCACGGAAACGCTCTGCACTCCAACGACCGTCAGAGTCGGTGTTGAGATCGTATACGCCACCGTAGTTGAAACCGTTGGTCATTGCACTGAGATCGCCTTGTTGGCAACCAACCTTAGCAACACGGTAAATGGTGGTGATCAGTTCACGGTTAATTTCGTTGAGAATTTCGGTGCTAAGGATGTTAGCAAGTTCGCTCTCAGCGTCAAGTCCGTGTACAGCCTTGAGGTCTTGGGCTAGCTCAGTGGTGTACTCAGCCTTTAGAGCGCGAGTTTTAGCTTCTACAGCTACACGCTCAATGCTGAACGACATTTCACCGAATGCACGGCTGTTGCCAAGTTGCTCGCCAGTGTTGGTAAGCATTGCACGGAAATCGTTGAAAGATGCAGCAGAGTTGTTCTTAGCATCGCCACCACCAAGATTACCTACGCCACCGCTTAGGGTCCAACCTGTTGGAGCGATTGGAGCTACGCCACCGGTTGCCGAGAATGCAGCACCAGCAGCAGTACCACCCGAACCACCAAATACTGAGTAAGGCTCTTGGAACAGAGCTTCACGACCGTTACCGACTGCGTCACCGAAGCGGCCACCGGTTAGAAGACCTTGACTGTCATTTCTGCCGTAGCGGCTACGCATGGCAAAGATTAGGCCGGTTGGTGCAGTCATGGGTTGAACGCCAGCTAGATCGTAAGCCATGAGGTTAGGCATTGCACGACGAACTAGGCTGATGAGGATGGGGTCATAACCAGCAAGATTACCGCCGCCACCGATGCCGGGGCTTACGTTGGTAACGCTAAAATTACCGGCCATTTGGTTGCCGTACTCAGCAAGGTATTGCTCCTTGAGGGCACGTTCTTGGTTTTCTAGTAGAACTGAAGTAACCTTCTTACGATACGAGTCACCAATCTCAGGAAGGGCCTCGTGATTTAGTAGAGGATTCCATTTTTCTACGAGGGTATCGTAGGGTGTGCTTTGTGAAAAGTCCATTGACATGTTAGTTTCTCCTTGAGTTAAATATATTTAGACTTTAGATTTTTTTCATTTGACGAGACAGTGTGTTCATGTACACAGACATTGGTCCAGCACTGTCTGTTACAAGATCGTTGCTAATACCAGCAGATTCGTTTAGTGTGCCGGTAGTAGCAATTTCGGTTTCCTTGGCAACAACTGGTGCTGCTTTAAGGTAGTTTTCTTTGAGAATTAAAACTTTGTTTTTGAATTCTTCAGCGTTACTGAATTCAATACTTTCAGCCAGAGAAGCAAGACGCTCGGCGTCTACACTAGTCATATCGCTGGTGGTTTCTAAGAAAACAGCACGAGCTTGACCTTTAACAATCTCTTGTTTGAAAGCTATATTTTCTTGAAGTTGTTCGTTTAGAGCAGCTTCAAGCTGTTGATTTTCAGCAAACAGGTCTTCAAGAACATCGTGCTTGGCTTCTGGTACTTCGACGTAATGGCTTTCAAACAGATTCTTTAAGCCGTTCATAAAACTTTCAGCAATCTCGGTACGAATGCCGCCTTCAACAGCGAGCTTGTTTTCTTTCATCCACTCTTCAACAACGTAGTTGAGGTACTCGTCTAGACGACCAGCAAGACCTTCAACTGCGCTTGAAACTTCGTTCTCAACAAGATCTGCACTTTCTTTGATTAGTTGCTCACGAATAAGATTAACTTTTTCGTTGAGAGCAGCTTCAAAGACTACTAGAGCTTTAGTCTTGAACTCTTCGCTAAGGTTTTCGCCAGAGAAGAGACCTTCTAGTTCTTCTGCGACAGCAACCTTGCTGCCTAGTGGGGCAGGAGCCTCCACAGGAGCAACGCCTGGTCCAAGTTTGCTGATGTTTTCTGATTGATCGTGAACGGGTTGTTCAGTGCCTAGAAATACACCTTTGCCTGAGGCGTCTTTGGTGTAGGTTCTGGCATCAATTAATGTAGGATATTTCATTTGTTGTTTTTGTTCTGGCATATTATTCCCCTAATACTATTGTTATTTATAATTTTTATTGTTTTAAATAAATTACGGTTTATTTAACGTTTACGATATTTGTTTTTAGCGTACATCCCCTATAATACTGGCGGCTAGTCTAGCCCTGTTTAGATCGCTACCTGGTCCACCAGCACTTGCGGCTATATTTTGTAGTATATTTCCGCCAAGATTTATTCCCGATCCTATCTGGCGAAGTGCCTTAGATTTAGATGTCAGTAGTGGTCCTGCTATTGCGGTCTGGGCTAATCCTATTCCTTTTCTAACCAATTCAGGGCTTGGAGCACCTGCGGCAGTGGCAATAATATTTGTTAATCCTGGTCTGGATAACATATGTTGTATGGTTCGTTCAGCTTTGGCTTTAGAGTAGCCTGTTTGAGACGGAGTAAACGCCCAACGATCTTGAGGGTGGGCAAGTTGTAACGGATTTAATCCCATTAAAACGTCGCGGATTGCTATAGACGGTGTGCGTTTTACTGTTTTACCGGTAGAAGTTTGTTTTGTTTTAATTGCGGTACCAATATCAGAAATTTTTTGTTTCCACCAGTCCATACCAGACGGCCCACCAAACGGACTTCCGTATGGTGCTTCCAGTAGAACTTTTAATTCGCCACGATTAAAATTAAAAGTTTCTGCTACTGCTTGAGGTCCGGTCTTTGTTGCTCGCATAGTTTTATAACGAACATCTCCGGTGCTGTCTGTGCTCTGACCGTATGAATTTAATCCAGACATTCCCCTATTTGCAAGACCTGTGGTTAAAATTGGTTGTGCTTTAGCAGCATTTGCCATAGCTCTAATTTGTATTTTATCCTCTGGTGTGCGGCTTGTAATCGGAGAAATAGGAATTTGGCTTGGGGGTGCACCTCTTGGTGACAACGGCTGCCCTGTTGCGCTTGTTGGAGCTGGTACGGCAGGTTGTTGTCTTCCACCAAACACGCCGCTTGCTCCGCTTGAACTTGGTGCAGCACCGTCAACACGTTCACCGTATGGAGTACTACCCGGAACTACAGGAATAGTTTCAGATTGTTGGGTTTGTTGTGCATCAGAATATTGTGCTCGTTTTGGTGGACTAACAGAGGATGCGCCACCCAAACCTAAAGCAAATTTTGGATTTTTTGCAACTTCTGCTTGAACAGCAGTTGCCTTCATGTTTCGTTCGCGTACAGCTCTATTTTTTTCTCTGGTTGCTTCTGCTTCTGCTTCCCGTTGAGCTGTATCTTCTTTGCTCCACTGACGCTGTAATAATCCTAATTGACGTTGAACTTCGCGGTTAGACGGATCGGCTTTCTTTAATTCGTCCATATCAATTACTTGTCCGTCTGGAAGAGTTACTTTTCCTGAACGTGTTGCCAATTTTTCTTGACGTCTTTTTGCCCATTCTAATTCAACAGCCTTTTGACCGGCTTTCCTGTCTTCTCTGGCTTTAGCTTCTTCTGGCGAAAGTTTTGCACGCTGTAAACCAGGACGCTCGGGATCAGGTTCCCATTCTACTTTATTTTTTCCCTCAGCTCGCGCTTTGGCTCGGGCTTCTGTTTCCGCTTTTGCTTGTGCAAACTGTTCAGGAGTTCCAACCACAGTGGTTAAATGACCACCAACGACTGATGTGTTAGGAGCAAGAACTGTGCTGCTGGTATCGCTTCTACCGGTTGTGGGGTCTGTTGCGGTTGGTATTCTTTGACCGTAGTTAGGATCTTTTGCGAGTTCACGATTACGAACATCACCAATCTCTTGGCCGGTCTCTCGTGCTTGCCTTCCCCATTCGTCTACTTTATTTAAAAAGTCTTTAACAGAATCAGAACCAGGGCTTGTTTGTGTTACATTTTTATCTTGATTTTTAATATTGGCTATGGTTTCTTCTGTTTTAGCCATCTTTTCTTTATCTTTAGAATCCATACCATTCCAGGTTTCATCTGGAATCCAATCCGGTTTTTTAACATCGGTTTGTTCTACTAAAAATCTAAGATCTACTCGCATATCAAATCCTTTTTAAGAAATCTTCAAAGAGTTTTATTGCTTTTTCTTCTAGTTTTCGTGAAGACGCTTTTTTAATCTCTTGTCGATACTCTTCTATAGTTCGTTCTTCTAAAATTCCGTTATTCCAGATCCATTCTTTACCTTCCATGATACCGTTTACAAACGCACCAGGAGCCGAAGGATCCGCAACAATATCAACAGCAGAAAGCATAAAATCTGATTGAACTTCGTTGTAACCGTTACGTTGTTTTAGTGAACCCATGCCACGACTAGACACACCTAGTTTAGCACCCTCATCAATAAGATTTTTAACAATGTTGCCCATGGGAGTTTTCATGATTTTGGCTTTACCCCAAACATCATTACCGTTGGTGTTAAATTCTTTGATGATGTGTGAAACACGATCAAGATTTACGGTAGGACTTGCAGGGTGATTTAGTTCGCCAAACGCACGATTGTTTTGAACATAATCTTTGCTGTAACGAGCAACCTCGTTTAGCAAAATACCTTTAGGGTATACTCTTTTATTACGATTAAGGGTATCTGCTTGCATGAAAGGACCTTCAATAAAGTAGGTCTTTTCACCGTTCTCGTCAGATTCAGTTAGAAATTTTACCTCTTCAACTGTTTCTGTTATTAGTTTCATTCGTCTTCCTCTTCATCAGTTTCTTCATCTTCTTCTGACTCCTCATCAGTTTCCTCATCTTCTTGGTCTTCGGAGTCGTCTTCTTCTTCTTCTTCGTGTTGTTTCTTACTCTCGGTTTCTTCATCATCGCCCTCTTTGTTTGCCCATTCTGTAGAAGCCTTTTCCCAATCCGAAACTTCACCGTCTTTGTTTTTATCGGCTTTTTCCATATCCCACTTTTCAAACAGGGTTGGAGCATACGATTCAAACTTTTCACTTAAAGTTTGTGTAAGTTTTTCGTTTAATTGCTCTTTTAAGAGAGTTTGTGCTTGAACTAAATTCTCTTCAGCAATCATATTGATCAGAGCGTGTATTGATTTATTACTCATGGTTCATCCTTTTACTTTCTATTTTTGCCAGTTTCACTATTCTGTTGAAAGATTCTTGTGATTCTGACAGTAATTTTAGTAGTCTTTCTTTGTTAATATTATTTAGATTTTCATAGAGTTTACTGACACAATTTTGTTCTTCCACATCTAAAATACCTATATTTCCGTCTTTTAAGCTGTATGTTTTATCCGGATAAAATTTTTGAACAGTTTCTTTTATTTCTTGTTTTTTCTCACTACAAGCAGAACCTGTTTCAGAAGTATTTAATATATTTTGGCGTTCCATTAAAGACGTATTATATAAAATGTCTGTGGCTCTGTTTGTTATTTCTTCCTTTAAAACTGCTTTAAATTTATCCGGATGGCCATGAAGAACAAATTCAATTAGTCTTTTTTTAGTGTCCATTATTGTGTTCCTTGTTCTTGACCTTGGTCTTGGTCTTGCTGTCCTTCTTCAGGAGTCTGACCACTAAGCATCTGCTGATACATTTGCATTTCTTGAGCTTCTATTTGTTGTTGTTGCTCTCTGTTTATTTGGGCATTAATTTCTAGTATTTCTTCTTCAGATTGCATCAAGAAGTGTTTACGCACGTATTCTTCAGAAAAGAATTTTCCAACGTATGGAGTTACAGCAGCAATTATATCCAGTCTTTCACGAAGAATATCGTTTCTTTTTAGTTCGGTAAAGTACGAATCTTGATTGAACGTAAAAGCAATATCTTGGCTTATACGGTTCCAATCTTCTTCGGACATTAGCCCTTTTAATAGCACTTGTGTCTTTAGAATGTCGTAGAACAACACACTAAAACGCTGACGAAGTGCGTCAATGAATTTACCAAACTTAACTTCGTCTCTGGTAATCTCAGCAGAACGACCCATATTAAATCCAGTGTCGGGCATCATACGAGACAGGGGAACACCAAGAGCTCGGTAGAGTTTCTGTTGTAGGTACAGAACGTCTTCCATCTGACCCAAATTTTGTCCACCGTCTAGAGTAGTGATCTCCGTACCGCGACCACCTTCACGACGAGGCATCCAGTAGTCTTCCAACATGTGCATATGATTACGACCATCACGAATCTGGCCTGTTGCAGAATCGTACGTAATTTTATTACGATAACGATTCATAATTTCGCGTAAATATTGCTCTGCTTTTTGCTTGGGAAGATTACCTACGTCTACGTAAAAAATACGACGTTCCGGTGCACGAGATATGCGATAGATTGCAACTGCATCTTCAATCTGGCGTAAGAGATTTAATGGACGAACTGCCTTTTGCAGATACCCCACGACACGTTTTGTGGTAGCGTCTATAATACCTGAAGACGCATACGCCACCGAATCTGGCGCAATTCTCCAGCCTGTACTTGTTGTGGGATACGCAGCATCTTTATCTGTATCTGAATACAGATAAAATTCTTCTATTTTCTTTACAGGAGAAAACGGAGCAGAACCGCCCCATATAGCTTTATCTTTTTCTATTTTACGAATTTTCTTTATCTTAATGGGATCTACAGGAACAAGTTCTACTATACCTTTCTTAATGTCGGTTTTATCGATTCGCTTGTAATAAAAAAGTTTAGAATCAATATACCATCTTCTAAAAATATCAGATCCTTTATTTGAAAAGTCCATTAAACGTAAAATGTAATTAAATTCCGTATAAATTTTTGTTTTAATAGAATCAGACAGATTAACTCTGTCTAAATTTAATTTAATAGGCTTTCGGTCTTGGTCTAATACTATTGCTTCGGTGACTATGTCTTCTATGGCAGCATCAACCTCTGGGTATAAAGACATTGCACGATACTGTGCAAGCATCTGATTTTCATCACGGATAGCTCCGGAAAAATCAACAAATGTTCCAAAAACACCACCTGTTTCTAAAATATAAGAACCGTCATACGCATCAGGAGTTAAAATTTCACCTGATGGTCTTGATTCTTCTTTTCTCTTTTTTCCTATAGAATATCCAAATAATTCAAATTCCATAATATATCCTAATTTCAGATACCGCTTTGAGTGCTATACGGAGCACCTTCATATGTATAGTGTGAATACACCAGTGTTACTGCAAATGAAGCTAAAACATTATCTTGGCTCATATCTAGAACTAGAGGCCCGATTCCTATGGGCCACACATTAAACAGTTTAAATGCACGACCGTACAGAGCACTATCGCAATTTAACTGATATTGTTTTACAGTCCAAACGTCACTCCATAAACTGCTTAAATCAATACCGGTTTCAAATGTGGTAATATTTCCGGTATGTGAATTAATTTGGTCGTGCCAATCGTGGAACATTTTAAATAAATTCTGAGGATCGCTTTGGCCGCCTGCATGATCATCTAAAACAGTAATCTGCCATGGCTGATACACACGATCACCAGAATAAGTAACGGTTCTTCCTCTATAATTAACAGAAACGGGACCAATAGTAGCTTCTGGTATGCTGGCACTTCTTACGTGAAACGGAGTTAATCTGTTTGTGGTGCTGGTTCCTGGCCCAACATTTCCTTCCACAGTAAATCTGTTTAGACGTGTTCCACCTTTAAAGTTTTGTATGAAGTCGTTAATGGAGTGATTTCCGGCCATTTTAAATCCTTTATTAGATTATTGTGACACTAAATACTGTTTCTCCATCAGCATCATTTAGTACATTGAGTATTATAGTTTCTGTGTATGCAGGCAGTGTTAGTGATATATTTACTCTAAGTTGACCCTGACTTATTGTTGACGTTGTATTGTTGGTATCGTTGCACAATACTGAATATGTGCCACCAGCAACAGGAGAAAACACGTATAAACTCTTCAAGAAAGAGTCTACACTCTGAGTCACGATTTCTCGCAGAGTTGCGGTGTTTGCTTGATATAAAAACTCTCTAAGTATGCTTTTTAGGTTTCGTTTAATATAATTTAGAGTTACTACAACGTTAAGCCGATTTAGTATAGAACTTGTGTTATTTTTATAGGTTTTATTGCCCATAAGGAACACGCCGATTCCTGCATACTGAACCACCGGGTTTATATTGTTTGTTTTTAAATATCCAATTTCTATGTCTGTTAATATTTGTGGAAGTGATACCACATTTTTAATAGCTTTCGTTGCTCCCACTCCGGCTACAATTGCAGATATGTCTGAAATATTAGCATTATACGCAATTAAACCAGCAATATCAGCACTACAGTTTACAACCTGATACGCACTGGGCCAAGTTGCTAACACTTTGGTGTCTATGGTTTTTCTGCCACCAATAAACGAAACGTATTCGGTATCGGCTAGAGTAACACCAAAATCTTCCACTTCGGAATCGTATAACGCATCAATACCTGTTAGATTAGATTTATTTCCAATAATTGCAACACAGTCTTGGCGGGTATTAGCAATATTAGCCGCACCACCTGCAGAATACGTGTTTCCGCAATCAAATACTACATCTAATTCTGGAACTAGTCCTAAATTGTGAAGGGGGGTTGATGTTAGGCTATAAGATGTGTACGATCCCGTAGAACCCGTGCCACCAACATAACAGGTTCCGTATCCGTAATCAAGAAACTGATACACAGAAAGCCATTCACCACGCCAAGCCCCTGTGGGACCAGTAGTGTAGTTTTTATTGGTTAGTCTGGAAATCCAATCAGTTTTGCTGGGAACGGTCATCAGACCACGTTCTATCTCTGCAGTAACCCCCAGTGCAGGAATTAATCCATTGGTAGACAGAGTTGCAGCTTTAAAGTTATATGCCATATTCTCCCCTTACTATACATTATATTTATATTTTTATAGATTTAAGTCTTCTTCACTGTCTTGAGAGGAAATAAAACCAAAACTAAACCAGTCTTCTTCTTCTATTTTCTTAATTTCTCCGTCAAAAAGCTCTTTTCTGATGTCTATATTTGTTAATTCTTTAAAATACGATTGTTTTGTTAACCAAGAAAATAATACCAAACACATAACCAAATCGTCTGTATGGCCATCATCTGCGGCAAAAGTATTGTATTTTGCCACAAATGATAATAACTCTTTAATAATATCTTCGTCGTGTATTAGTAGTTTGTCTTGTTCTATTAAACTTTTAAGTATAGAACAGCCCAGCTTTTTAACTGTTGCAGTAGTTCTAACACCAAAAAGAGCTTCTCCTTTTCCAAATCCACCGTTCAGCACCATACCAGAACGACCTTTACTCATACTCATAAGAATATTGTCGTATTCCAAGTCATAGTGTAATATATCTGCAACTTGACCCCCAATATCATTTACTTCTACCAAAGCATATGCGTCTTTGTATTTTTTGCCCATGGTTGCTATGATGGTTGGCAGTAACATGGGAGATATTATATTATTTCTATATTTTGCAACCACTTTGTATGGGGCGTCCGTTATATCAAAAACCAATATAGCACTATAGTCTTTACCCTGACCTCTAGACGTGTCTACAGTCATCACGTATACTCTGTTGTCTTTAGGTTCTTCGTAGATCCACAATCCTTCTTTGGTTTTGCCCAGAGGAGTCTGAGGGCTAAGGGTGTGTAGTTTTGCAGACGATATTAATGTGTTAGAAGAACCGATAAAGTCGCAGTCGTATTCGCTTTGAAATTTTTGCTCACCACCAGAGCCCCCGCCTAACTGTTTAATGGTTCGTTCTTTCCATTTTTGATCACGCATAGGACCACCGGGATACAGCGGAACCTGGCCCCAATGAACTTCAATAGGAATGTATTCGTTTCGGCCTTCTTCGCCGGGGCTGCGATTTGCCCCCTGCCAAAGACTGTAAAACATATTTAATCCGTTAGGAGTTGATACTATTATAACTTTGGTAGTCTGACCGGAAGTAATTGTGGGATACACGGAGCTAAAAAACTCGTCAGCAACATTTGGTGGAACGTGAGCAAACTCGTCTAAGAATATAACGTTATACGAACCACCACGAACAGCGGACGCCGAAGTTGCGGATGCCATTACCCGCGACCCGTTTTCTAAAGAAATGGATGTTTTATTCCATTCCACAACTCCATGTTGTAACCATTTTGGAAGATATTCGTACGCTTCTTTCAAGCGTTTCATAATTTCTGTGGCAGTTTTTAGTTTGTTGGCAAGAATAGCAATATTAACGTTTTGATTAAACACAAGATAGTGAACCATCCATGCAACTGTAGTTGTGGTTTTACCTGTTTGACGAGGCAATTTTGCTATAACATAGCGATTATTTTGTATTGTATTGACTATTTTTTCTTGATAATCGTATAGTTCAAAAGGCTCTAATCCTTTATCCAGAGTTACTATCTTAATATATTTTTTAATAAAATAAACAGGGTCATTAGAACACTTAATGTATTCTTCTACCTGTTCTTTTGTGAACTGTATTTGCATCCCAACTTCTTTCAAGTTGGGATTGCCTAAATATCCTGTTTTCTTTTTATAGCCCATTGGTATTATCAAAAAGCGTTTGACTATCCAAAGCCTTTTTACGGCTACGGTCTTTGTTAATCAAATCTTGTAATTCACTAGTAGAACCAACGTATATAGAATTGTTGGTTGTGTTTTTAACGTTTACTGTCTCTTTCTTAACAGCTTTAGCTTTTTGGTGCAGATCTAATAGGTCTTTATTCATATCTGCAACAGTTTTTAACAGCTGCGACACAACCTCATATGCGCGAGGAGAGTCGCCAGCTTTTGCTACTTTTAATATTTCTTCTATTGCGTCCGTACCGTTAGATATTAACAGTTTTATATTGTCTTTAGCGTACTCAAAATCTTTATCTAAATTTTTTTCTTCCTTAGCAGGTAAGGCTTCGGAAGTTATTGGTTGTACTGGGCCAATAAAATCAATACCTAATGATTTAGAAATAATATCATCACTCATATAATTAAGGTCCTGTTATGCCAAATGTAATTCCGTCAATAAGAATTTCTCCAATACCTTGATACGAAGTAACATTGTAATCGGATTTTACTCTACCAAACACGTACGATTTTGCATTAAATATAAACGAACTAACAACCATACGTCTAGTACTAAAATCTCCTTCGTAATCTTCTAATAGACTAGTTTGTAACAAAGATATAGGAACGTCTACTTTTCTGTGAATACTTGTAAAATTTAAACTTATAATAAATTCTGGAGAAAAATTTGGTAAAATTTGCTCCATTATCTGAAGATTTTCTTCTATGTTTCTGGTATACGCGTACACACCAAATGTAAAATTATATGGAACTTCCATATAAGAAGTATCACCAGTCAATCCAGTGGTGCTCTGTTGTTTTTTATGTATTTTGTTTAAATGTCTTGCTGGATCATATGTAATATTTGTCATCTCAAAACTTAACTGTGGTAGATTTACATCCACACGAGTTTTGTCGCTAATAGAGCTAGGTAGTGTTAAACGTTTAACATATTTTTCTTTGGCGGAATATGTTAGAGGCACTAAAAAATCTCGGTCAGATCCATTAGTGTATTTTTGCATTATATGAACGTTGTTAAATAACGAACCAAATCCAACTACAAGCTTTCGTATCGATTCGTTATTGTAGTATGTAAACATTAGTAGTTTCCTTCAGAGAAAGGATCTGTTTCAGTAAAATCTAAAATTTCAAAATCTTTATCTAAACGCTCAATCTCATCATTCTCGGCAGTAAGACCTTTATTTTCTGTGTCTGCAGCATCAATATCCGTATTTCCGGTATGTACATCCTCTTGATTGTAAGTGAACAGTTCACACGACAATCTATACGAATACAGTTTTCCTAACTGATAAAACGGATTTTCGTGCTCAACAAAGTTTATTTCAAATAAAGCTCGGGCTAACGGAAAAAATACTAGATCACCTTCGCGTGGTCTGGTTATTGATGGCACACGAGTTTGAACTTCTTCTATAAAACGTTTTTTAGATACAGTTAGATTAACATTGTCTTTGATTTCAATACCAAATTTGCTTACTATATCTCCTTGACCCTGAAACCCAGTAACAGAATCAATATACATTTCTAGTGGTATACCGGTTTTAAAACTAACTCCTGTTTGCTCGCCAAATAGCACATCTTGGTTGTATTTTTCTCTGGGAATGTACACCATATCTCTACCCATTGTTTTAATAATTTCAATGGTCAGATCTTCTACAAGATTCTGCTCTCCTGAATAATCTTTGAAATATGGATTTACTGGCATATCAACCTGTCATAAAATCTATCGGTAGCTGAGTATTACTCATAAATTCTGCTTCTATTTGTGCCATTTCTTGTATAGCTTCGGCGTACAGTATTCCGCCGCGCATAGTTACACCACCGGGCAAAGCAACACCGTCAAATTTTGACATGTTTGCTCCCCATTGCTTTTTTAATAACGCTGTAAGATATCGTTTAAGATAACGGTCATTGTATATCTCTGTATATTTTTGTGGGTCTAAAGCAGCGTATGCTTGTATAACCAACCATTCGCCTGGTACAACTTCTTTCCCCCAATCCATGTCTAAATGAATTTTATTAGTTACTTTACTAAAATTAACTGCTTTTTCTGGTTGAAAATAATCTTCAATTAGTTTTATGTACCGCATCATGGCATCATAATTAGCAAGACCCATAGAATGAGTCCCTTGAAGATTTCTGTTTACACCAAAGTAATCGGTTAGGGCCATCTGATAACGAATATCAAACATGTTGATGTTTGCAAAATTACCAAATTGCATAACTTTAACCACAGTGACTATTTCTTTTCCTGTGGGTCCGTCTACTCCATTAGGATACGAAATATTCTCTGTGGAAATGTACTGATTAGTTATATCTTGTTCTGTTACTTGATATTTAAAAAATATCTTTTCAACACCATCAAAATGGCGTTCTGTAAAAAAATCTAAAGCTTCGTCTAAGCGGTCCTCGCATTGTTGCCAGTCTACGTTTATTTCAACAACGGGAGAGCCAAGCTTACGTAAGCAGTATTCGATTAAAGTTTGTCTAGAATTTGGATTTGCCATAAATTACCTATACGTATTTATGGCATTTTAAAGTTTATTGGTTTGTTTGTTGGGTTTCTGGATTCTGTGGCGGTTGTTTAGGATCCGGAGACGACACTGGTGTTGCCAATATTTCATTAAAATCTATATTTTCAATATAGTATCGTCTAGTAATAGGCTCATTTGCTTCATCCGGTTCGCTTTGTTTGTAGTTGGTAAATCCTGGCATATTTAAAGGACAGTTTAGATTTGGGTAGTCTAATTTACTGTACTCTGATTCTTTTGCCATCAGCCAAGTATGAGGCTTATCACCACAACCACAACCACCACAAAAATGTTTACCAGGAGTCTGGCTTTGTTTTAGATGTTCACATGGAGGCAGCTCACCACCACGATCTGTATTACCAAAACAACTTAAAACACGTAATTGTTTTACTGGAATGCTTGTTTTTTTATTATTTATTCCTCTAGACGCCATAGCGGAGGCAAAGCTTTTAACCATGCTCATCTTATTTAAGATACCGTTTTCTTGAGGAATTTGGTTTACAGTTCTAAAAGTAGGAACAGAATTAGTTGTTGGAGTCTGTTCTTGAGTATTGGTTTCAGTTACCGGTTGTTGATTTTTGTTTTTATTGCATCCACATCCCATAATATAAACTCCTATAGTATATAGTAGTATATAACAAAAAAATTAATAGTCAAAAATTAATTTGTTTCTCTCACTAAAATTGGATCTATTACATAAATTCTTCTAAACAAACGAATTTTTGCTGGTGCTTTTCTGTTTAATAACGACACTTTTCCGTAAGTGTCGGTTTCTAGTGTAGTTTGAGCGTAATTATAATAGTTGGATTGTATTTGTTGAGTGTTGCCCAATTTAAATCCTGTAGACGACAAATACAGTCCTTCTTTCATATTTGCTTGTTTGTATATTTCTGTGTCCAGTTTTATATTATTAAAATAAAACGCAAGTTCGTCTTGACTTGGAAGATACCAGTCCTGAAATCCATTTTTCTTATAATTTTTTATTATTTTAAACAGTTTAGTTTCAGTGTTGTTTTGTGTATTGTATAAGCCGTCACTATACGACACATTTATATTTGCTGGAGCTTCATCCGACTCGTTGAACGGCATTTCAAACTCTAAATCCTCATCATCAGCAATAAGAATCCATTTTCCTATAGTATTAAAAGAATTGCTGGACCTTGCTTTATGCGGATTACCATCACCTGTATTGGTGTTTCCAAAAACTGTAGACTCACTATTTTTTATAACACTAAACGTTCCAATATAAATTCCACCCTGATAATACTGTCCTATCTGTGGTACTTTTTGAAGTTCATTTGTTGTGTTTTCTAACTCGTATGTTGTTATAACTGGTGGTATTCGAGGATCGTCCGTCATTGATCTTAAAATACCAGAACAAATATCAGATTCACACGAATATAACTGTGTATTATGCGGTGGTGCCCAAGTTCCACTGCACTTTCTTTCTAGTGTTTTGCTACAATCTCCTACATCTCCACAACAATAGCCTACAAGTACATCTTGCGTTATATCGGCGTCTCTGTTGTCTAAAAATACTTGATCTGGATTTAAATTCTCCACCCCACCACACGACACACTTCCACCTTGCTCAATGCACGATCCGCCCAGAGTAAATGTGGGGTATAATCCGTCTGTTAACCCTTGATTTTTTTCAGCACAGTCTATAGCACTGTCCACATTTTCGCACACTTGTGAATAGATATCATTGCTTTTTTCCCAATAACAACACGCTCCATTTGTACCTATAAACCCAGATCTGCAAGTTGCAGTTTGTGGGCAAAACGCATTATTTGTTCCGCCGAGAATAAAAAATCCACCTTGACAAAGAGTTCTGTTAGCAACCACTCGTGATGTAGAACAACACCAACCACTACCAGTCGTAATTACTGTTGGTTTTAGCTGTTGATTGGTTATTCTTGATCTAAAATGTATGCTCATATTAACAATCCGGAAGAGTGTTACAATCGGTAGTTACAGAACAATCCATCAACACACATTGAGATTTGCCTGTTTCTTCGTCTGTTATTAATTTATATTTAGTGTTTCTAGACCCAGAAGAAGTTAAACTAAGACGTAGTGTGTTGCGATCTATGCTTATAACTTTAGTTTTTTCTACTAGTCTATATCCAACCGGTTGGTAGTATAGATTCGCTCTAACTGATATAAACATATTAATTTTACCGGGAGTGCTGTACCTATCTGTTGGGAATCTATTTTTATCTAAAATATATTGGCTGTCCATATCGTAAATAGACGAAATGTAATCTGGGCCAAATGTTGTAACATTGTCGGTATAATTTACAATTTTAGTGTTTTTTCCATCTGTATCTTTATATTCGTACCACACATTAGACTGCATTTCTACAATTTTCCATTTAGTATTTTTTATAACATATCCTGGTATATCTTGGTCATATTCTACATCTATGCATGATGGGTTATTATTTTCACATTTTGTTGTTATGTTAATTTCAAATTCGTCTGCTGACCTAGGGTTTACAACACAATTAAAGTCTATACCGGGCAAAAATGAAGTGCTTTCTTTGTGTTTTTTTACTATACGAACTGGAGCATTTCTTGTGTCGCCCCCATCACAAGAATACGCATACCATTCGTAAAATTCTTTTTGTTGTCCGTTGGTATAATACACCGTAAATTCATTTGTTTCTAATAAATTAGATTTTATCTGTACGGGGGTTCCACTTAAAATTCGCGGCAAGTTAAAAAATTTATACGTATTGTCTGGGTTATTACACGAATCTCGGTATAATGTATTTACATCTGATGGATCGGTAGGTTGACCTAACACGTAATACACAGACTCGTTTGTTTTTTCTTCTAGCCCTGAAGCACCACGACCATAAATTCTGGGAGTCAGTATTGTATCTGTTCCACTTATTGTTTTTTCTATTATTATTATTCTGTTTACAGACGGTTGCATTGTACACTGAACATTACTGCTTGTTATAGAAGAAGAATACGGGGACCCGTTTCCAAAACAAAGATTTAAACAATCACCGGTAGTGCACGCAGTAACGGACCCATCACAATCAGAACAAAATAAAGGATACCAAAAAAGTTCGTATAACTGTTGTTCTATAAGTGCGTACTGCTGACTACTGCTGTACCAGTTTGTAGTTTCGTTTATGTCTATTCTGAAAGATTTTGTTCCAGCACTAGAACATGCACCATCTTGATATTCGGTTTTTGTTAATATTAATTTTTTACACGAACTGGCTCCGGTGGTATTTGAAACTTTAATTTCTGATATTCTGTCTATAGAATATTCGTTATCGTGTTCAGAAACACAAGAAACACCAGTACAAATTGAACTGCCTCCAGAACCACAGCTTCTTTCTGCTTCACGCCTGGTACAAATTATATCGACTACACACCCCGGTTTTGTTGCGTCTATAAAATCTGTAACTGTTCCGTCTGTTGCCACTGTAAACCAAGCTTTAATTATTATAGCATAAGTGTACTTGGTACTTGTTCTAAATGCGCAGCGCTGAACCTGCCTTGGCACACCACCATCACCGGAACAATACATACTGTCTACAGTCCCAGTATAAATTACAAAAAATCTAGGTTTAGAAGTTGCGGATCCAGTAAAATCTAAACAACTTGAAGCACCAGAAGGACTGGTTATAACATCGGCGGGGCAACAACTAGCGTAAGCAGGATTGCTAACAAATGTTATACCTTTACCTTGATTTGTGGAATTAAATAAAACTTGAAGATTATTGTCTGGATTTAAACTGTCGCTAATACTGTTTTTTATACTGCTCATTATATAATCAATATCTTGAGAAAGTGTCACTCCCGCTCTAACAAGATCGTTTTGTAGTTGTGATGTGTTTTCTATAGAAACTTCATGCCAATATGGATATCTGGTTTGATTTTCTAAAGAAATGCCTTTGCAGCTATCTACATCTATTTGTGATCCAGATCCAGGTCCACTATAAGCCGTGACAGGAACTGCAATATTACATGGAGTATTGCAGTTTGCTGGATTAAATTGGTGATCTATATGTGGGCACTGTTCTGCAACAGTATCGCCCATTGAGCTGTATTCATTTAAAGCTGTAATTTTACAGTCATTAACGTGTTCCACATCAGATGTTACGGTACAAACTGGTGTAGTAACGTAGTTACCTTCTTCATTTTTTGTTAAATTTACACAAAAATCAAAAGATCCGTTTTGTTTTTGGACAGGATAATACGTTGTTCTACTGTATAATTTATTATAACAGTCTCTACAATAACGATTAGCAAAATAGTGTGTTTTTATCAGCACACTATTAGGAACACCAGCACACGTATTTATCACGCTGGGTTTTAGGTTGTATATTAAACTAGATTTATCTACACCAGAACTGTCTTTTAATTTTACAGTAAAGTCAGTAGGAATATAAACTGTTCCCGGAACCATTGCATCTTGAGAATTATTAAATTGTAGAGTAAATGTTAATCCCGGATTTAGATTAGGGGTTGATATAGTATATACTCCAGAAACATCTTGTACGCCCAGATGATCTTTGATGAAAAATTCTCCTTCTAACGCTCCTTGGGAATCATTAATTGCATTTGGTATTTCTACCTTTGAATTTGCTTGATTTGTTTTTACGTTAAATGTTGCTATTATCTGTGGATTTGCTACAGATGCAGAATTAGAGTATTCAATAACTGTAGACGATTCTGGGGGATCCACGGTTTCTACCGTATACACCAGATTACACGGCCCACGAACACTACAGCTAGAAGATCCAAACACACCACCTGCGGCAGCACATACGCTGCGCTGAACAGTATCGTAACATGTTCCGTTTATACAACACGAACCAACATCACAGGTATTAGCACAACTAGCTAAAGGAGTAAATACACCACGATATACATCAGTACAAACAGACTGTGTGGTGTAGTCTTCACAAGTGCCGTCTGTTTTACAACACGAACCTATACCACCGTATTTAATACCAACACCAGAATCGCCAAAGAAACGATCAACAAATGATGCGTAAAAAGAATTATTATTTATAGGATCTGATTCAATTCTAAGAATATTCATTCCTGGACTAAACGCGTAATTTTGTATACCTGTTATTCCATTTTCAAAGTACACATTTTGTGGAAAATTCCAAACATCACTGCCTTCAATAAAAAATAACCAAGTTTTTAATTTTTGTGGAGCGTTTGTGTCTACGTAAAATGAAGTTATACCAACTGGAGTACTAATTTTAAAAACAGAAGCTTTATTCATATCCAACACGTAACCACCAGAATCTATGCTACGTATTCCATTTGTTTTTAAAACGCTAACAGGATTAAAACTTCTGTTTAAACTTGATATAGGTAAAAATGGATGGGTAGAATCCAAATACGTTTCAACATCGTTTATTTTATTGGAAACAGCATTTGCAGTCAAACCAAAATTTAATGTTCCAAAATTTGTAGAAGATTTAAACGAACTAGTATCGTCTTCTGTTGTTTGATTTTCAATTTTAATTTTAGTTTTAGTAGCAGTGTATGAACTGTTAGTATACGCTAAGAAATTATCTGTGCTTATACCGTATAAGACAGAACCTGATGGGAGGTTTTGAACAGTTACTAATACTTCTCTGCCATCTGAACTCACTGAAGAAGTAACGTATTCGTTACCACCACAAATTCCTCTAAACGCAAAAGTCATGCCTCCAGTTGCGTATAAAAATACACTAGAGTAGTCGGTACCGAATGCAGCACTTATTCCCTTGGACGAATAATACAATATATTAGGGCCCGTGAATCCAGATATCGGACCAATAGTAGTTCCACCAAACATCGAAAATAAAAATCCAGCATCAGTTTTTACAACATTTTTTATGTAAATACCTGTAGAACCGGTGGGGCCACCAGTAATACCTATAAGGCCAACGTTTCCTGTAATACCTCTAGGACCAGTATTACCGGTTGGTCCTGTTAGAGAAAACGCATTTCCTGATATTGTGCTGTTACCTATGGATATGGATGGCATAATTATATTTATTTAGTATTAACACGATGGCCCAGAACACACCTGATTTCTCGTAAAAACTCCACCTAAACGTTTACACGTAAAATTATCAAGATTTTGGCACTTATTATTAATACAGCATTTTCCTACGTCTCTACAGTCTCCGGTTTTTCTGTCTTGGCATGATTGCTGTGAATACGTTCCGTTTATTAAAGTACCACATAAATTTGAATTTACGTAATCTATACATCTTGGACGACCATCAGCATCACAAAAACAACACGAACCGTATACAAATGGGCTATACGGAACACCTACATCACCGTCAACATTATAGGTCTTTTCTGTTCTAAATATTTTCTTTGGGCCAGTTATTGCTCCTATTTTGGCGTATTCTGAAAACAGAGTAGTTTGTGTCTGTCTGTCGATTGTTCCATCAGTAGAAGAAAATTGGTGTTGTTGAAACGCAATATTTGCAGTATTTCCTAGATATGTGTTGATTGTAGTGCTTAAAGATTCGGTGATATTTGTGTTATTTGCTTCATAACCTTGATGAAATTGTGAAAGAGCTACTCTGGCAATATGAACTGTTGTTAATCCTGCAGTATTTTCTTCGTATTTAAAAATATTTACAGGAAAAACAGAGGCGGTATTTCCATCACTACGCAGTCCCGAACCAAACTCACCTAGAGCGTATCCACCACTAATTGTTACACCAGAAATAATTAAATCGTTGCCTGAATAAGCAGACGTTAAACCACCAAGCCATTTTATAGGCTTGAATGAACCAGTAAAACCCAATACCGAACCACGTATTTCAAAACTCTGATTTGGGATAATTCCGGTAGCGCCAGATAATTTATAATAAACGTCTGTTCCTGTTGAAGTAAAATCTGTAAATGTATTTCCCGATAATCCGTTTACATATATTTCGGTACTGTCTGTTAAAAATATTGTAATACCATCCGAATTTACATATAGAATATACGAAACGCCTATACCAGTATTTCCTGTTGGTCCAGAAATACCATCAGGTCCTGTATTTCCCACAGGACCAGTAGGACCAGTATTTCCCCGATACTTTTGTGTATCTAGAAATATGTTCCCAACAACAAATGTACTATTTCCTACTCTGGTCATATTGCTTCTATATTAAGTGTATCAATATTTCTTTGATTTATTTTTGATTCGTATACACTAGGAATCAACCATAAGTATCTATTTTGTGGTATGGTTGCATCGCAACGCAACATACGAATAGGTCTAACTTTATATTTTTTGGTTCTTTCTGATTTATATGCTTTATAAGAACTACCATTTACATCCATGTCCATAGCAATTGCTACAGAACCTGGTTTTGGTTTTTGATTTGGTGTAGTGGTATCGTAAACGCCTTCGTCTTTATCGTAATCAAAAGTTCCTGTTGAAGACCAATAAATTCCATTTAGTGGTTCACCATCATAAACAGTCATCAAATGGGTGTTAATATTAAATCCGTACATGTTAGCAGTGCTAGATGCAATAAACGCAAGTTCGTCATGACTTGGTAGATACCAACCAGATAAACTGGCAGAATTTGCTGTAATTCCTTGAACCGGAGAAGTTAGTCCGTCCGGTATGGTTCTTACAGCTTTAAATGCGTTATAACCACTAGTGTATTCAAATTCATTAAACTTAAATACACCAGCTAATGATACATTTTTTACATACGTATTGTTTGCTGATATTGCTCTTACTGTATTATACAAGCCCCAAGAATGATGCCAGGATCCGTGAAGTCCATATGGTGATTTAGAAAATACTCTGGCAACACCACCATTACCATACACAACAGAACTAGAGCAAGTTGGAAATGTTTTTACAATTAAATTTTGTAAAGGTTCGGTGGATTGTGTAGACCAAAATCCTTCGCTATAACGTAAATGAGTATCGTAATACTGTATAGGTGTTGAATTGGGATCAGAGGGATCTGATAATAAACTAAAATCAGAATAATTTCCTCCACTGTCTAACAACGGACCCCAAGAAGAACCTGTAATTCCCCATAAAAATGTTTTGTTTCCATTTATAACAACATCTTCTGGGTACACTATAATAATATACGCTTCATTATTAAATCCACAATCTTTTGTTATGCCGTATGCTGTATGGTCTAAAAATGAAGTATAAAATTCACAATCAAATACTGTAGTGCCACCTATAGTATCAATATTTGTGGGATTAAATAGACTGCTTGCTCCTAATATTTTACTTTTTCCTGGTTCAAATCTACCAACAATTATACCACCACCATATTCTTGACCACTACGGACAGGAATTCCGTTTACATAGCCAAGACAAGAAACTGAAGCAGGACAAACAAATTCAAAACAGCTTCTTCCAGTTCCCAGATAATAGCCATTATTTGCAAGACATTCTGAACCAGAATTAGTGGAACACACACCATTTATACAACACGGACCAGTTCCACCAGAACATATGGATAACCCAGTATATTTACTAACACATTCAGACCCTACTCCTTGAAAATAACCAGAATTATTAACACAATCAGTTTTTGTGGTTTGAGAACAGCCACCTAAACCGTCACAACAAGCTCCTAGTCTTTCAGTAATTTGGCCACAATTTACTCCAGAACAATTAGTGCTGTTTCCTGCAAAATGCGAAAAAGATATACCCAAACATTCACTAGATGTTAATTCAAAACAAAAATTTAGTTGTCCCGGAGGAACCACACAACACGCACCAGGTTTATTGCATATAGAATTATAAACAGAACCACATGTAGTTCCTATTCCATGAAAATAACCAGTACAAATTGTTGCACTAGTTTCTGTACAAGTACCATCAGGTTTACAGCATGCTCCTATAATTTGTGGTTGATCCGGTATAAAAACATCAAATCCTTCTGAAGATGTACAAGTTCTATAAAATAGTCCTTCATCATTACATACAGAATTTACACCAATATGTTTTGCGGTAGCATACCAAATTCCTTGAATACCAAAAAAAGATACTCTGATATCGCAAGTTGCCCCATCAGAACTAAAACACGGAGTTCTGTTTAATGGCCATTTTATGGGGCTTGTAGACGTAAATCTATTATTTAAATTTATTGGGTTTTTTGCGTTCTGAATGTACATTTCAAAACCGTAAGCGTTTCCGTCTGTTGGGCATGTAGCAATATTGATACTAGCAGTTCGGCCATTAAAATCACCAACAAATATTTTAGAAGTCAATCCGTACATTAATTCATCATATTCTTTTTCAAACGGATCAATATCACATGTAACACCGACACCAGAAATAACACAATTAACTGAACCAGTAGAACCAGTCCAACCCATTCCACGTACTCTTTCAAATAAATTTGAATTTATAAAATCTAAACCATAATATGAAGATGCTCCAGAAGTTACTCCTTTAGTGGCCGCAATTCTTTTTAATTTTTTATTTTTAAATTTTAAAAGATACGCGTCAGTAAAAGTAGAGTTAGGAACAAGCGTAACCCCAGCACCACCTACAGTAGCCAGATTTACGGTCACGTCACTAGATGTAGAAGTTACAGATAAATTATTGGCTGTATTATTTACTATACGTATTGGTCGTAAAATCAACCCATTAGAACCGGTAATTCCATAACCTATAGAAATACCAGAACCGGCATTTAAAAAATCTACTATGTAAGTAAATCCGCCAGTAGCTCCGTATATTTTATTCGGTGTTGAATACGTAGTTCCATTAGAAAACGCAGTAACTAAATAACGATCAATTAAAGTTATTCCAACAATACCCGATCCGGTATTTCCTGTTAAACCTAATCCTATGGGGCCAGTATTGCCTATAGGACCAGTAGGGCCAGTATTACCAATACTAATACTAGCATTGCCTAGTTGTTTAACAGAACTAAATCCTACAATATTCATTAGAATGCACTAACCCTGGCGTTCAGTAGATTTATTTTTACTTCCAGTTCCGCTAATTTAGCACCAACATCTACACCATTTACAGTTAAAGTAGATTCCGCTGTTAATTGGTTGACCGATAATTCGTTTGGTATTGTTACTGTTCTGGGATCATCAAACAGCTTTAAATACGCTGTAAGTGTTTCTCCGTTTTGTTCTGCGTTTATATTTACTTTTGGTACAAAGAACGAAGAAACAGAGGTACTAGAAATGCCAAAAGGAGTTTTATCAACGTATAAAGTTTTTGATGTATCGTATAATTGTGTTCCTGAAGCCTTCTCTACGGTAATTGTTCCTATAATGTCTACAGCAGTTACAACTCCCACATAATTTTTTATATTATTAATCAGTTGATACGCTTGTTTTCCGATTAGACCACTAGTAACTGTACCACTACTAACAGTCACCAGTTCTTGATACGGACCGTAATCGGTTCCATATGTCTGATAAACTGTAGGATAATCGCTGGCAGATATTGTTTGATCTAATGATAAATCTAACCAGTATTCGTTGTCTAAACCTTTAGGTCCCATAATAATTCCACCATCGGGTGGTGCAAACCCAGGCCCCGATGAAGGCGCACTACCGGTTTTATAACCAATATAATTTGTTACAACACCATTATATACTCCGTGTGGAGCAACCTGCATAACAGGTTTAACTATCTTTACTCCTGTTGTTAAATCTATACTTCCTGTTAGACCACCACTTACTTGATCGTCTAAAAATAAAACGTCTATTCCACCATCCGCACCACTCACGATCTGATTTAAACGACTTTGTGGATATTTAATCGACCCGTATATAACAACAGTATACGGCGCAGTTATACCGCTTTCAACAACACCTAAAACTTCTGCGTTTATTTCTGTGTTTGCTAAAGACTTTTTATAACTTCCGTTTATAGGATCGTAGCGAATAACGTCACCAGCAGTTATTCCTTCTAAAGTATACCCCTGACCACTAGTAAGAGTTATTGCCAGACGCGTAGTGTCTTGTTGAAAAATAACGTGAGGTGCAAATACGCGTGTGTTTTGGTTGCTACTGGATCGGCAAGAAGGCATTTATAATGTTCCTTTATACTTCTAATTTAATGTCTGCATCTGCTACATAATGGAATTTAAGCGTGTCTAGATGCGTAGCTCCATTATTAATTTTTATTTGCATTCCGTTTTTACTGGTGTTTGGTACTGTTATATTTCCAGACGACAGAGAAGTTCTTACCGTGGTTGTATCCCATGGAAGATTTACGTGTATGGGACACCCCTCACAACGAGGATACCGCATATCTGCTTTCTTGGTTACGTTATACGCCTCGTTTGCCATACCTGTTGGAGAGTATAAAGTTACTGTTGGAGTATCAACCATTTCCAACGGAAATTTAATATCGTATATGTCTTGTGATTGAAGATTACCTAAAGTTACGTATTCTTCGTTTAACTGCGATGTTCCCGTAAATCCTGTTGATTGATCCCAATCGTATGTTCGGAGATAGTACGGAGAACAACGATCAAGTTCTTTTTGGGGTAAAGAGTACACAATTTCTGTGGTCGTTGGTCCTAATTCTAATTGAACTTGAGCTATACTCATAGTTACGCCTGATGATGGGAACTCAAATCCTATTCCATACCAACCTTCATCTGCAGAATCGGTTAACACGCTTTCTGGTGTGGTAGTAAACGTATACGAGTATTTGCTCCACGCGGAACTTATTTCTATTCCACTTGCAATAGTTTCTCTGGCCGCTAACGCATCGCTAACGTCATTTACTGTAATGTAATATTCAGATTCAGGATACCTGTTGTATATCAGATCCATTGTTGCACCACACACGCCAGCGAGAGCCCAGAAACTTAACGTTGCTTGTTGGCCTTGTAGTAAACGAGCACTTCTCTGAATATTTTCAAAACGAGGTCTGTAGTTTAGACCGGTAACACTGGAGTAGTTTTGTTTTAAGTCTATCCAGTAACGAGGAGAACCTGGAACTGTTGTCTGATACGTATCAAAATCGTGTCGTTCAATATACAAAGTTAGTCCCGATATGTTTCCGTTTTTATCGTTCATATAAAACCAACGGTCACATACTGGAGTGTTTGAAGACGATAAATCGCCTAAAGTTACACCATTAAATGGAGTGTATCCTCGTTGCCAGATAGTAAACGATCCGTTAGGTATCAGATTATCGTATTCTATGTCTCCGGTTACACCACTAGTACTAATAAACCCCATAGGAGAAGTAAATGGACTTACTGATCCACCTTCGGTAGAATATTCGGTGCCTTGATAAATAAAAGTAAGCGTTTCTTCGGCATCATTATGTGAGATTAAATTAGCGAACAAAGTTTTAGGAATTGAAACACTAGAAGAAGCATATTTGTTTAAATCTGTATTATATTTAAATATTCCTCCCTTAATAGTATTATACGGTGATATTGTATTAGTAAAATCGTAATAGTTGGGATCTAGTTCTGATTTTTTTACTGTGAACGCACCACCTCTAGTTGTGATTTCTAGTGTTAAAACAGAACCAGTATCGTTTAAAATCTCAGAAACAATTCCTAAAACCATAGCAGGCGATGCAGTAAATTGAGGGTCGGGATACTGTGTAACAAGAACGTTTGGTCTATTATCAATCGTAACATCTCCTGCAAGTTTTCCTAGTAGTTTTATGGCACCTACAGATAAATTTAATAGACCCATCCAATCTATATCTGTAGAGGCACCAACATATACTAAAACGTCTCCCTTATTTAAGGGAGCAAAATAATCACTGGCAGGACCATTATAACTGTATCCGTATTCTACCTGTATAATAATTTTATTGTCTAGCTCTGCAGTTATACCAGCACTAATGCCGTCAATCATGATACCACGATACGGAAGTATGGCACCGACAGAACCGGTAACACCCAACAGCACTGGTTTAGATACTTGTCCGTATGTATTTGGTTCTACAGTAGTGATTCCACCACCAACGTCTGCACGTAAAAAGTACGCACATCCCAGGGACAGTGTGCCGCCAGCTACTCCCAACAGATTACTAATAGTATTAGCAAATGTGGAGTTGTTTACTAAACCTGATGTGGCAACCGTGTGTGATGTGGCATCACCACCCACAACTATACCCAAAACTTCTGCATTTTCTGCTGAATCTGCTTTAGATAAAGTTAATCCACTGTCTGTTACACGCACCACATTACCTATTGTGATACCGGTTAATTTAGGAGATACAGAAACAGTTACCGCATTAATTGACGGATTAGAACTGAACGAAACCGTGTTTGTAAACGAAACCGGGCCGGTAAATGTAACAGGAGTTCCTACAGATGAGCCGTGTTTAATTGTAAATACACCAGCACTGCTTGTCAGACTGATGCCGTCACCGGGTAAAATGTTGTAAACAGTCATCCCGTTCACTGCAGAAATAACACTGTTGGTTGTGGTAAACCAAGTTTGAAAAGTATCTGTATTTGTTAGTGGTGTTATGGGCATATCGTTTTACTTTATACTTGTTGCTTGGTATCGTTATTTTTGAATACAATTTCTCTAATTTCTGGGCCACGAGTAAACGGACCAGTAAACATCGGTATAACGTATTCTCCTGCAGGAGCTGTAGAGCCAACTCCTGTAACTTGTAGCTGTAAACGTGCTGCTCCGCACGGGCCACCAATAACATTAAAGTTAGACTGGTCTTGCAAATTAGGATCTTCATTTGTTCCGGGCGTTGATGACCTAGAACATTCTACAGTTACTGGTTTTACTTTTAATCCGTATTCTGGAGAACTAGAACTACTTTCTGTGTGGGACGGTGTTAAGGTGCGAGCAGTCTCGTTGTAAACCCAGACTCCTACTCCACCGTTAATTTGGGTGTCCATTATATGGTACCATCCCGCTCCAACAGTAACTGGGCCTGTTAGATTCATTGTAATCATACTCCAATTCATAGGAGTTGCTCCGGACCAGGGAACGGGACCGGTCCATCCCCCACTTGGTAATTTTTTGTCCAAAGTATTTTGAACATAAAATATCTCTTGTATTTCGTTTAACTCTGAAGCTTGTAGTGGAAACCCTGGTTTAAACGCAACAGCATAATAATTTTTATTGTAGTCTAACTGTTGCTCTACACGACTACGAAACGGAGTAGGTCTTAACGGAAAATCGGATGTAAATGGAGAAGGAATGGTCATTTTTTATTATTTATAATAAGTTTATGGATATATTAAAAACAGTTCCTCTAGTCGTGTTTGCGCTGGTAGTTCCTGCTAGAGGGGTTGACGATATATCAGTAACATTAAAGAATTTTGCAGATTTTACGTCTAATGTTGGCTTTTGTATTGGTCCTACCGTGTAGGTAGCACCTGCAAATTCAACAATCTTTCCTGTTGTGTACGAATCTGGCTCGTCATTTACATACAAATCCCATCCTATAGCTTTCTGTGTTTTTGATGAGTTTAGCCAAACGTATCCACCGACACCGGTAACTGCTGCTATGGAATCCGCAAAATAACCAACCTGATTCGCACTCGTATCGACCACAAATGCTCGTGATCCTATTTGAAAAAAAGCAGTGTCGTTTCCTAAACCTAGATCTTCCATTTTTTACTCCGTTTATGCTCCAACATCAACCTTGGTTGACGGTTTGTATAGTGTTACTATCGTTGGCAGTCTTTGAGTGCTGCTATCGTTTTTTGTATATTCTGCTAAAGCAGAAGTACTTAAAAATTTAGGATCCGTCATTACTGCAATTTTAGTGTGTTGTACTGCAGCAGGAACAAGGGATGCCACTTCATTGTTTGTTACGGTTATTGACGCTTTTAGTTTATTTGGTTTGGCGTAAGTTTGTGGATTAGTGTATATTTCAGAATCATACGGTATTAGTGTTATTCTGTCTTGAACCACAGAACTAATAACATTAGAAATGTTATTCACGACCGGAAGTTCGCCGTATTCAGATCCTTCTGTTACCAGTTCTATACCGTATATAAAATGACTACTTAAGCCTATAGGATTAGTTTTTATTTTAACGGTTGCGCCAGACCCTGAAGGATCTGCAACATTTAAAACAGGATTGTCTACACTGATTGTTTTTTGTGCGTCGGTTAGGCCGTCTAGATCAATTCCTACTGCCATTATTCCTTTGTTGTTATGATTGTTTAGTAAAAATAATTGATATTCTTTACTAGAACCGGGAACAATAGTGTACTGTTGTTCTTGTAATTGTTCTTTTAACGTTTTAATTGTTTTTGTTGCTGGGCATAACGGATTTTCTAATGGGTGAGTTAAAGTAATTCCACTAGGCAAAGTTCCACTTAAAAACGTAACGTCTCTGTCTAAAGCTTCTGCTAGTTTTTGGCATTCATAACAATCAGAAAAAATACTTTCATTTGTTACGTCACCTGCAGTATAAACTTCTCCGGTAACTTCGTCCACACTATTTTCTTTAAAGTATAAACAACAACAACCAAATGAAGTAACTCCTTTAGGACCACATAATGGCTCATATTTTTGTGAAAATGTTGTGTAGTCCGTTTCCGTTTCTATTTTTGGAACAGGAATTTCTCCTGGAGCAATAAATTCCCATTCGGTAAAATCTACCTTAAAGAGGGGCAACCAAGTATATCCGTCTTCATATGTTTGTCGCCCAGACGAATGTGATGGCTGTTGAACAGATAGACCAGGCTCTAAATCGTCTCTAAAGTCTGGGTGATTGTGAAGGCACAGATAAACCGTTTGGTTGTCTTCATTGTAAACTGTAGTGTAATTATCTACCGACACGTATCTGTTATACTTTATTCGTGTTTGCCAGGTGTTTATGGGCGCAATATAATGTTTTTGGGTTTCAGGTATACGTTTAGCAAAAAATGAATCGGAGAGTGGCTCCCATTCTGTTTTAGCTCCACCAGAAATTCCTCCAGTTACTAAAAACAGTTCTTTGGGTATGTTTAATGCTGTTAATGAAAATTTGTTAGACATAGAATTTTAGCAACCTATACAAGAAAGAGTTTCGTTTACAAAAGTAAATCCAGTAGCGGGGCTTAAACGCAAAAAATCCACTGCTTTTATAGCACCAAATGTGACACCCACAGAGTATTTAGTATTAATATCAACATCCCAAGTTGGAAATCTAAATTGTGGTCCAGGATTATCAGAACTGCCGCTGCACCCACTACACACATTTAAACTGTCAAAAGAAAATAAGTTATATTTTGCGTAATTTTTAATTACCGGTATTTCTACAAAGATGTTTGAAGTAGAATCGGAAGCATTATTAAAAACATGATGCATTGCGTCGTAAAAATCTTTAGTTCCGGCAGGATGAACCAGAGGTTTAACTGCATTTTCATAATAACCTGCAGAAAGACCTGTTATATTTAAAACATACGAATATTCTTGCCACAACTCATTGTCCTGTAATACAGAATAATTTAAAAAACTTCCAACTAATTGTGGATTGTATGAATTAGGATTGGAAGAATATGTAGAACGTATTTGGAGATCGTCTCGCATCCAGTCGTAATGACCACCATTTAATCGCATAATATATCGTTTAGGATATGAAACCGATACTCTATCTGGTGTTATATTAAACAAAGACTCTAAAACAAATCGTATACTTTCTTCGGTTCCTTTTTTAGAGTATAAATTTATTTTTACATTATCAAATAATTTTCTAACGGCAGCAGGATCTATGTTACCTTGAGGAGTATCAGTGGTTAGTATGTCATCTACAGGAAAAGAATTAATATACGAATACAGGTGGTATTTTAACAGGCGATCTGGAGTTGTTTCGATATCGATCAGATCTTCTAAATTAAAAAAACTAATATCATTAGTAGACATACCACAACTCAACCAGTTGTAGTACGCTTTGGTCATTAATATTAGTTTAGATTCTCCTTCTGTGTTTTGCCGCAACCAAAATGGAAATAAATCTGCCACATTCATGGGATACGAACATGTGGGAGACGGTTGTTCGTGTGGTGTGTAAAATGCCAATACAGTCTGTTTTAGTGGTGGAGGTAAATCTTGTATTGGAGGCGATTTTATTCCACCCAATTCTTCTTCTAATTGGAGTTCAATATTTCTAAGTTGATTTGTAAACAGTAAAATCATATATTAAGTTCCGTTTACAATTGCATTTGATTTTAATAAAAATTCATTGTTAAACACCAACGCGTCTTGATATTTTGGTACCACTGTTACAGTTGTGTATTGTGTTTCTGGTAGAATATTACCGCGTATTGTTATCACCCCTCTAGAATAATCAACATCACCAACTGCATCAGATCCTATTTTTGTGTTATTCACTGTCTTAAATGGATACAGTTTACCTAATATAGAATTACCGCTAGCATCAAATTTTACCGGAGAATCGCCTAAAAATGCAGATTGTCCGTTATAAGTAATTCCTGTAGTTTTAACTACGGTAAAAACAGAATCCACTGCAGCGTTTGCAAATTCATTTTTAAATGACACTATTCGGTCGGTAACAGATCCGTAAACACCAAGAGATAAAGTTATAGAGTTTAAATTTATACCTGTTACGGTGTATCGGTCAGAAATTAATCCTCTTAAATCTCCTAAAAATATAGTATTATTAAACTTATAGTTTGTGTTATAATAATCATTAATAAGATTTTTTACAGCAGTATTATTGATATTTGGCCCTAATACTGTCAGATAAATGTTTGCTGTTATAATTTGTGGTTGTGTGTATTCTGGCAGTATTGTTAATGCTGATTTTTTCTTTAAAAACGCAATACAATTTCTTACAGAATATGAACCTGCAGTCAATCCTTCGTTTGCAAACGAAACAAAAACTCGACCGTATGCAGGAGGTGTAGCTTCTTCTCCGCCCCAAACGTTTATTTCTTGTTGTGATGTAATGTCTGAAGGCAATAAACCAGAATTCAATAAAAGTCCATAATAATCGTCTTTTGTTATGGCTCTGTCGTTTGCGGCAAATAGTTTTGGTGCAGAAAATCTATACAGTTCTAAATCTGCAGAACTTCTTCCACCGGCAGAAGGAACCACTCGACTTATACTTATATTAGCGGAAGAACTAAACGACACCACATTATTAGCGGATTCTCCGTTTGGAATAAGATATGAAACTTTTACAGTATCGCCAGTTTGAATATTTTTACCGTAATTATTATCAAAATCGTTTATACTTCTTTTACCAAAGATTAAATAAAATCCCGTATTTGTTCTGTCTAAAAAGTAAACTTTGGCATCAGGACCAACAGTTTGTGTATTTTGTGCGTATTCCCAGGTTTCTTCCACTCCACCAGAAGTAACTTTAACTGTTAAAGTATTAATATCTAAATTTTTAGTTGCTATAAATGCTTTTTGTTCCGTTAAATCTACAGAAACTGTTAGATCTTTTACTACTGTAGTTGCTTCGTATACTTTAAATGTTTTTGGTTGTGCGTCTAAATCAATATTTTCTATAGTATAGAACTGATACACTAAACCAGTACTGCTTGTGCCTACAAAAGTATCAGAATAAGCAGTTATTGATGAACTAGTTACAGAAGAAGTACCTGTAATTTCTGCTACAGAACATGTTCTACTGGGTAAAAGTACTCCTAGTGGTTTTAGAAGAGAAACAAAATTATTTTCAGATTGCGCTGTAGCTAAAAAGCTTTCATTTGCAATCATATTTGCGTAGTACGCATAATATAATGTGTTATATGCAAAAACGTCTAATAATAAATTTATTGCAGAACCGTCGTAATTATAACTATTTAAAGCTGAATCTGGTAAAGTTTTTAAATATTCTTTAAACGATGCTTTTAGACCTTCAAAGTCCAAAGAAGAAATGTTTATTTGTGGTGGAGGGTTTGCCATTTATTTGCCTTTAAACCGTTAAACTTAATGTTCCTGTTGCTGTTTCATCATTTGCTAGATGAAATGTTATATCAACTTTATACCCCTCGGGTAATCTAGTAAATTCTATATTATCTATTACTCCTCTGGGTTCTTGTGTTTGTATTTGGGCTTTAACTATTTGTTTTAAAATAATAAGATCTAAATCTGTGGTTTTTGTTTGTAATCCCACAATTAAATCAGAACCAAATTCTGGATTAAATACTCTTTCGCCTTTACGTGTTAATGCTATATTTCCTATGCTTTGGCTAATAGCGTAAACTCCGAGTTTAAACGAAATGTCGCTTGTTAACTCGTTTTTTGTTAAAAAAAAATCTATATCTGAATAATACGGCATTTATGGTATTTATATAAAACTATTAATTTTCTAATACAACTGTTCTGTATGCTTTTGGATCAACCTCTGATCCGTCTCGCATTAAATATAAAAACATGGAATGTTTTACTGCGGTTAAAACTCTTTGAACTTTATACACCATCCATTTACCGTCGTGGCGAGATTTTTTAATTTGTGTGTTATTTTGCATGTTTACACTATACGCTATGTTTATTAGATCTCCCGGTTTAATATTAAAATCTCCATGGACTAAAATTCGTATACGATTGTACATGAGTAGGGCCATTTGAGCTCTTCTATACAGTGGCGTTTTTGGAGGAGTATTCCAAAATGTTGCATTTGTTTTAGAATATTCTACATATTTTTCAAATTGTGTACCACAATTTCCTGAAGGGTACGAGGCAGGAACATATCGATCTACTGGTATTTCTGAGGGTAATTTAGACAGTCTTCCAGCTTCTCCTTCACTTATATGTCCTTTTGTGGACCACCATGAAGCATCCGGTCTATCTCTAACATCAGAACAAAAACAATTATAAGCAGCATTAGGATCGCTGTAATCTATACCTAACCACTCAGAACCCAGTTCTGTTTTAATTGCAGGACACTCTGTTGCTGCATTTTTAGCGCACAGCAACTGGTCTTCGTTGGGTTCTGATTCATTTGGTCTATATTTTGAGAGATGTGCTGGGGGGGTGGTAGCATACGGAACTAGTTTAGGATTGGATATAAAATAATCAGGATTTAAAGACGGGCCAAATTTACTGTGTTCTCTGGAACTAATACTAAATTTATGAGGAGTAAATCCACTGTAGTCGTCTGCATTAAAATTAGAAGTGTTTATTTGATCTTGGCTCATATAAATCCTTATGGTGTTGTAGTAGAGCAAACTCCTGAATTTTCTACATCAAACATATAAATCGGCCCAACTTCTTGTTTTATAGGGAATCCGCACGGAAAACTAGTGGCAGGTGTTAACATGTCTACCATTTTTGAACTAACTACATCAATTTTTACTACTCTACCAACGTATACGTCTTTGGGCGTTCCATCTTCTGGAGTAGATCTAACTCTAAATCCACCAACAGGTTGCATTATTATACCGTCTACGCCATCGCTTGTTACTTTGCTGGACGCTCCTGGCGATATTAGTGCTGTTTTTATAGATGCATCATCTTCTTTTGATCTGGGTAATCCGCTATTTAAAAGTTCGTTCAAATTATAGGCGTTTCCTTTAATCCCCCAAGGAACAGAGACTATGGTAAACGGATAGTTTGGGTCAGAAATAACTCGTTGAACCGATTTAACACTTCTAAATCCATTTGTTCGTTTAGGCCAGAATTCTACTTCTTCAAAATAATATTCATATATACCGCCAGCACCATTATCGTATATGTTTGTTGCACTCAATAACAGTGCATAAAAACTTGTAGGTTGGTTTCTTTCGCCCAAAATGGTCTGTCTATAAAATTTCCATTTTGTGTCTGCTCGTTTCATTGCAGAGTACGCTGCTCTGGCGGACGATCTAGGCCATTTAATTTTTTCGTAAATTTTCTTTAAACACGAACCAGGAAGTTCACAAAAATCAAACTGAGCTTGCCAATAGTTACCTTCTATTCGTTCTACTTCGGACGTTACTCCTCCTATTTTTTCTCCTTCAAAGTGCTTATACGAAGAATCCCAATAATTCCACCAAGGTCTATTTCCCTGACCGTATGCGTCTTGAAAATAGCCGTAATTAGAATCTGAAATTCTATTAGGAGAATACACCAACGACACGTCTTTTCTGTCTACAGGCGGATACGTTGATATTTTTTTAAATCCTTTATCGGTATAGTAGTCGTAAACAACCTGTGTTCGTTTTAACGATTCTGCAGTATCCACAACAAATTTATACGGGTTTATCCAATCGGGTTTAACTCGTATATATTCACCACTAAATGCTCCATTATCAACCAGTTTAGATACTGGAGTCTCTGTAATAATCTGTAGATCCACTATAGCATCAGTGTCGTTTTCATTTAATGATGGAGTATATGTTGCTTTTGGTTGTTTGTCTAACAGAGACTCTACACACCTAAAATTAAACTTATCCAAATCTTCCCAGAAGAAAAAGTTTACTGCATTTGGATTTTTAAGATAACATGCGTACTCGCAAACGTAATTCATCATCTGACCAATTTTTGCTGGTACACCAATTTTACTCCACGGATAATGACTAGGATTTATTTTAAACCAAACGTCATTAAATGTGGCGTCTGCTTCTAATTTTTTAGCAACTTCATCGCCTTGATTTTTACCAAATCCAAACTCTTCAAAAACGTACTGAACAAATCCTGGACTGTCTATTTTACCACACGCCTCTAGTCCTGGAACTTGACTGGTATATGGAGCAGACGTTTTAGAATCGTTTGAAATTCTTCCTATAAAAGATTTCAATAACATGGTATCAAAATTCTTATAGATTAATTGATCTGAAGTAAATTTAATAGCAACAGGAATAGTGTTTCCAAACGGTCCAAGAATTTGTTTAGAAACAGTATTAGCTTCTGATGCAATTTCTACAATTTTAAATTTACATTTTTTAGTTATACCACCAACAGTTGAATACTGTATCTGCACAATATCATACGAAGTAAAATTTAATTGTTCTACTATAAACGCAGGATCATAAAAATACAAAGTTCCGGTCACAGATTCTGCAAACATATCTTCATCTAAAATTAAAGAATCAAATATTACAGGTTCGTTTTTGTCTCTTGGAAATACTGTAAAAGCAACCATCTGTGAACCAATATTAGGATCACTGTTGATCAGAGTGATTTCTTTAATTTCAATATTTGGAACAGTTATTTGTGTTGTCATAAGTCAGATATTTTTATATCAATTTTATTTTCAGTTTTTATTAGGTCTTTAAACTTGTTTTCAAATGTGTACAATACCTCTTTATTTAGATACTTAATGTCTTGTGCCTGTATAGTCTCTATTTGTACTTTAAATGGGGTGACCAAATATGGATTATTTTCTGCATTTTTATATGAATTTATAAAATACGTTTTCCAAACAGCTCCATTATTAGCAGAAACGTCTTGCACAACACCAGAACCATTAATAATATTCTGTACAGTGTAAACGTATGAGTCTATACTTAATAATTTATGTTGTATATTTTTTATTACGGTTCCGTCTCGTATTATTGTGACGTTTGTTCCAGACGGATCACCAAAAGATATATTGGTTTCGTCTGCAGCAGAGTAGTTTTTAACATATATTCTCTTGAATATCTCGTCAACACGATCAACAGTTCCGTAGTATTTTTTATTTTGCCCGGTTTCAAACAGTGCTAGATGGTTACCTCCAGATTCTACAGTATCAAACACACCAGAAATAGGAGTAAGGTCTACAGTTAGAGTAGAACCGGAACATCCTCCAGAATCTGTTATAAGTTTTCCTGCGGTAAATAAAGCACCAGTAGTGCTTATTGCAGCAGAGTGTAGATCGCCTGCAGAAATATCCGTGTATTCTCCGTCTGGCAGATTCTGTCTATTATCAGAAGTTGCACCTAAGAAATACAGTTTACCTAATTTATTTAAAAGTATGCTGTGATCTTTACCGGATTTAATTTTTATTACATCCTTAAGATTATAAAAATCAAACTGTTGATTGGGTAATAAATTTAACGCATTAAAATAATTTAATAAACTAACAAACTTGTTAACATTAGGTTTAGACGAACCAAATACAGAATACGTCTCATTTACCAGTTCTGTTTGTATGGTAGACCAATCAATATACGTAAACCCAGGATCGGTTGTTTTATTAGACCAATTAAAAGTACCACCACGTATTCCATAGTAATACCACTGATCTAAAATTCTTTGCTCTAGAGTTGAGCCCAGAATTGCCAGTATTCCCAGATCAAAAATATTTAAATTATTAATTACAGTATTGTAGTTGTACGGTGCAGCTTTTGAAGTAGTGACAGAAGATTTAAATTGGTCCAGATTTACACGTATACCCGTAGCACCCTGTATAAGAACGGGACCTTTATCCACAACGCCAAGAGTTGTTCCTATGTTAGAATCTGAATAGTTGGCAAAATTTGTGAGTAAGTTTTTATTTAGTATCGTTCCTGTACTTGTTTCGTAATCTTTTAGTATTTGTTTGGTTTTAGCCCACAGTATTGGAGTATTAGACGTTTCATCTGGCAGAATAAATTTACTTATATTATTATCGATAACAAAATCAAAATCTACACTATTTAAGAATTCTTTCCATCTGTTGTAGTACGCAGTATAAACTGCACTGGTAATACCAACAGAATTAACATGATAATTATTGGTAGCAGTAGTACCAGAATACGGTTTATACGATTTATTTGATACATCAAAACCAGAAATAGGCAGATACGAATCTGGTCCTTGTATAATATACGGAGCCCATTCAGTATCGTTAGAATATTCTTTGTAATTAACAAGAGTGTTTCCGGTTAACCAACTGTTTTTATAATTTAGTGTATAGCTACTGCTGGCGGCACTAAATCCTAAGAACGTATAATCAGGTAATAGCTGCCCTGTATTAAATCCTACCGCTGTTGTATTTTTATCGCCGGACAGTTCGTAGATTGCTTGTTTTGCCAAAGTGTAACCGAGACTATAAAAATCCGTGATTGTTTGTAAAACTTTTGTAAAATCTTCGTAACGTGTGGGGGCAACAGAATAATTGTTTGAAACTAAGTTTTGATACGTTACTCCATCGTTTGCAGAAGAAATGCCTGAAGCATTTAAAGTAAAACCCAAGTATTTAATGGTTGCAGGCTCATTAAACCACCGTAGAGGATTGTTTGTTCCGTCTTGTATATTAAGGATTAATTTTTTAGGATAACTTCCTGTTTGGGTATAGTATTCTTGGAGTTTTGTTTTTATAGAATTCTTGTATAACGTTTCTCCCCAATCTCCATCAAAAGTGTAACCTATAAGGTTATGTTTATATTTTCTGTTTAGTGGAAGAGCAGCGGTTGTATGTGGATATGATGTCTGTAATACGGAGTATAAACTTAATTGATCTGTTCCGTCAAAACGATCCCATGCACCCCAATAAACAACATCTCCGTTTTCTAATAATGCTCCAGAAGCTGTTGCTGTAGCAAAAACAGATTTGATTCCAGTTAAACCAGACGGTACATTACATTGACTATACGTATTATCTCCAAAACAATATACCTGATTGTTTGTATTTAATATGACAATATGGTTACCGCCACTAACTACCTGTTTCCATTTAATGTGTATTGGTTGATAGTTACTCCAGTCTTTATATTTACCCCAAGTTTCTACAGTACCATCACCAAACACTATTGCGTAATTACTACCACCACAGAAAACAGCGGTAATGGTGTCTCTTCTGTTTAATTTAATCCATGCTCTTTGTGTTATATTTTCCAATTCCGGTGTTTGTGCATAATATGGTGATGGTACGGGTATCTGTGAATTGTATCCACGAGCGTCTATATTAATTGTATTGTCTGCTTTAGATACTATAGCAGTATTAAATCCTGCCGCTATATCTGTTATAGGTTGATATATTTTTGTTGGTCCATAAGAAGTATAATTAAATTCTCGTAATACGGCTGGACTAATTATATCATTTCCATTTATTGGAATATAATCTAAGTTTCCTGTTTTATCTAAAATGTAAATATCATTCCACCCAACAGATATTTTTTTTACTTTTGTGTTTGCTCTTTTATATTGTGCTGGTATTTTATCGTTAGGATTAGTTAAAACGTTTGGAGCTTGCGATACAGGTTTAAATGTATCAAATCCCCACGCGTATGTTTTGTAAGTTCCTGAAGAAGATTCTATACCGGCTGCATAATTATAACCAGCACTTATATCCTGATATGTTTCTGTGATTGATATTGGTTTAGGTCTAGGAGAACTATTAAGAGTTCCGTCACCTAGCTGTCCGTTTAAATTGGATCCCCATGCCCACGGTTCATAATAACCTACTCCCCCAGGTTCTAACAAACCTAGAGAGTAGTTTGCTCCTGCAGAAACTTTAACCCAATCGTATGTTGGATCAGAATCTATTAAAGTTGGAACATATCTATCTAAAGTAGTTCCGTCGCCCAAAGCACCACCATTATTACTCCCCCAAGCGTACAGATCGCCGCCAGATATTCCTAGTGCGTGTAACCGCCCCGCAGAAACAGCAGACCAGGTTGTGTTTGTTGGAACCGGATTGGTAAAAGAGCGGTCATACAAACAGTTAAAAAACCCATTCTCGTTGTTTAAATATGATACCAACAAAGAAGGGTTAATTTTAGTTAGTGATCTATTAGTTGTTGCATTAACACCATTTCCTAATTTTCCTAACACTTCCAACCCCCAAGACATCAATTTACCACCGGCAATTCCGATAGAGTTATCATTATTAGCACAATTTGTTGAAATATCAGACCAAGTACTTAAAGTAGATACTCTAATAGGAACAGGAACAAACTGAGTAAGAACATTAATCTTTGTATATGGACCATTATCTTCCGAGAAACGAACACCTAAACGATCATTAAAATTTGGACCACCTGAATTTCCCCAACCGTAAAGATATCCGTTTCTTATGGCAAAAGAAATTTCTTTTCCTGCAGATATTTTAGACCAATTAGAACCCCCGCCTATTCTTTGGGGTGAATATTCTTTGGCAGCTGATTTTCCCAGAGCAGAATGACCATAACCACTTAAACCAAGCGTCGCAAGATCATCGTGCACATACGTTAAACCTAATTGTCCGTAATAATTACTACCCCACGAGTACAGATATCCACCACATATTCCCAGCGAATGATCGTAACCAGCAGAAATATCAGTCCAATTACCAGAACCAGATACTAATTTTGGATTGTGTTGATACGTTAAGCCAGGATTTCCTAATCCTAATTGACCGTCATAATTATAACCCCAAGCATATAAATTACCGTCTTTTATCAAGAGGCCGTGACTATATCCTACAGATACTTTGTATACTCCGCTCATGGTATTAGCTCTCTAATGTTAATTCTGTGGGCACAGAATTTCCTAAATCTATAATTTCTGCTGGGCCCGTTATTGCTCTGCCCCAAATCAGTATTCTTCCATCAGTTTTTTGCACTGCACTAAAATATTTACTACAGTCTAAAATTTGATTTGGTGTTCCATCGTTTATATACGAAGGAACAGTAACTTGGCCGTAATTATTATTACCCCAACAAACTATATTTCCCGATACGTCTTCTGCACAGCTGTGGTCATAACCAACAGAAACTTTGTTACAAACTCCCAGCGAAGGCGGAACTGCTAATCCTCCACTTAAAACCGTTCCATCGGGCATTTCCACCCAGATACCAGAATCATCTGAACCCCAGCATTCAATTTTACCGTCTAGACGTATACCACAACAGTGTGTACTAAAACAATCTATTTGTGTGTAGGTTAATCCTTTAGGTTCTATATTTTCTCCCTTAGATCCCCAATAATTAACAGAATTTTCAACATATCTTGGTTTATACGTATAAAATCTATTTGTTCCTATAGCTATTTTTTCAACAATACTGTTTTCCCAAAACTTAAAATCGTCCTCATTATTAAAATCAACTGTATAAAGTGTTGAAAGATTTGAAAAATCTTTCACAATATTATATGGTTGTTTATCGCCAGATATAAATGTTAATTTATTATTGGGATGTAAATTAATTATGAATCCATTACCTAAAATTATTTTATTTGTTTGCAGTGTTGATTCAGAAAGATAACCATAATTTAAATTTGGAGTATGTATTATAAGTGGTTTTTTTTGTTTAGAGTATGTTTCGTACAACCAAAGTACACCATACTGTGTTGTGATATAATCGGAAAGAGTATATCCTCCATTTATAACATTATCAATTTGTGAAAAATAGTCTACATTTGTAGCCCAAAAATTAGGATTCCATTCTGCTTCAAGCGATATTCTGCGAATTCCGTTATTTGAATTTGCATTCAATTCAGTATTAGCTGTAAATATATCATTGTACACACCCAAACCTAATACCGGATATTCATTTCTATTTTGTACGGATGAATAACCAGTTTTATTATTTATAGAATTTATATCAAAAACATTAATTAAAACTTTATGACCGGTATCTTTATTTAAGAAATAATTGTCTAGCCAATATTCTCCTTTTGTTCTCTTATATTTACTAACATCCAGACCGTATAAGGCTGTATGCAATTTTATTCCACTAGCATACCACGATTGAATGGTACCAAAGACTCCAGAAGGATCGTGCTGTGTGAATATTTTGGTATCATCTAATTTTGTTATTATAAGATTATGAGAGTTTCCTGAAATATCTTTTATTTGTGTATCTGCATTTAAAATATAAGAAATATTTAATTTTTCAACACGGAACACATCATCTAGATGTTCTGATATAGGTTTATTGTATTTTAATTCAAATCCACCTAGAGTAATTCCCAAAAACGCTTTCCATAAATTTGTTTCCAGGCCAAAATAATTAGCATCCGGAAACATATGAATAAGTTTATTATCTGACGTTAAAACAGTCATGGGGTCAAGATACTGTTTCAAGCTTGGTCCAACCACTTTAACCGCATTAGTTACTGTTACACCTCCATAAAAATTATTAAATGTGTGTAACGCATCAAATGTGGTTCCACCAAACGTAAAAATTGTGCCATTATTTCTTATACCAACAATATTATCGCCATTTATTGTTATGTCTTTTGCTGTAATTCCGGGAATTGTGTATGGTGGATTTGTTATTCCCATCAACCAATTTAAATCCGATGTTACTCCCCATATCATAATTTCGCCGTTATTTTTTAAACCAGCCGCCCAAAATGCAGAGCAAGAAGCAAAGTCTATTTTTTTGAAAGTAGTACCTGGGGGCGGAAGGCAGTCTTGTTTAAAGTTATACGCATATCCCCATGTTTCTGGCTCTAGTTCTGCTAGTATTTTTATATGATCTTCTGCGGGACGAATAAGATAAGGAACACCATTGTCTTTTAAAACCCACAAACCACGAGACGTGTTTTCTCCCCAATAATCAATTGAACCAAAAGATGTTTCAAAATAATCACTATGAAAATCAACAGTTAAACCTGATGGTTGATCTCTATACGATGCAACATTAACGTATCTCCTACTGGGAGAATAATCACTTTCTGTACCGTCAATAACCGAATATTTTGTATATATTTTTATTTTTTTGTCATTAGTTATTTCGATATAATGACCTACACCATCTATAATATTAGTAATTGCTGTTATTCCGCTGTTTGAATAGTTTGTATTTAAACCAAGGTTATCAGTAAACATATCTGTTCCGATTTGATTTACAAACGATATTCCAAATAAATTACGATAATTTATTGAAGAACTAAAATAAGAACTACTGTCATTTAGATAATTAAATTTAAATGAAGGAAGTACAGTCCATCTAAATGGTCCGGTTAATACTGGAACAGCTGTTGGATAAAAATTTATACCAGTTAATGAAGTGATTCCAGGAAATTTTCTAATAGAATCTTTAAATAAATTATAATTTCTATTTGGTTTTAAATTTTTATCATATGATTGTGTATAATCGTAAGTGTTAGAAGCATATGGTTCATACCCAGCACCAGCAAATGTTTTGGGATTGTTTATAATATATCCTTCTTTGCTGTACGTGTCAAAATCAGTGATACCTATTAATATTTTATTTTCATCTTGTGATGCGTACACTTGATTATAATACGCTCTATATCCTTCATCTGAATTTCCGCTTGGAGATGTAAACGGCTGTAGATCTTTTATTGATACTTCTAATACGCCATTTTCGTAATCTTTTATTATTTTATTATTGTTGTCTGTAAACGGATAAACCGGATTTGTTGTAGAAACAGAACCTAATTTGGTAAGTTCTTTAGAATAAAATGTGTTTTGGCCTATCTGAGAAAAATAACCAGTAGAACCAAATCCAATAACAGTTCCGTTTGAGACAGGACCAGTTACTACGCCTAAACAATAATCGTCAGCACAAGAAACATCAGAACAATATTGAAGAGTAGGATTGGTAGAAACAATAGGCCCTAAAGGAGTTACGGTATTGTCTGTTTTAATAACTACGCCTGCCAACGTTAGTCCGCCCATCCACGCACTTTTAGCAACACTGGTTTCACTAGTATACGTAAAATCACCACACGTACCAAAACACTCTAATCCTCCATTATAAGTAACGGCAATAATTTTATTATGTGTGGTATCAATATGTTTATAACCACCACGTGGTGAATTGTACAGCCTACCATTAACAATAAATCCACTAGATTCCAGTCCTATATCCTGACCCCACGCCCAGATATATCCGGTGTCGTCCAAACATGCTGTAAAATTTTTACCACAAGATATCTGTATAATATTATTTCTGTTTAAAAAATTATCAGGAATATCGGTTTGGCCAAAATGAGGATAGCCGCAGGAATTTAGTGCTTCGATTTGGCCTGCACCGTATGTTTTTAATTCAAATACTCCTGAACCGGTTTCAAATATAATAACATCGTCCTGTTGAATATTGGCCAAAGAAATTCCAGAATAAGAATCAATCTGTTCTGGATTAAAATAGGTTTCAACAGTTGGTAAATATTTGCTAGTATTACCAAATTGAAATACTTTAGTATCATAATCTTCAGAATTTTGTTCAACTAAAGATGTGCTAGATTGATTCCATTCTCTAAATGGATTTTTAATACCGTTTATTGCAAAATTAATCCAAAATAATTTAGGATCATCGTATAATTTTTTTGCTAGTTGATCCGGTCGTGATTGATTAGTATTTGTTGTTGTACTGACAGCAGAAGTATTGGTTGTGTCTATTTTTATAGATTTAAAAATATCAGTCAATTCTAAAGTTTGACCGTTTAAATAATAATTAATTTTAGAAAAGTTTTCAAACATATATTATATTATTTGTATTGGTATTGTTGATTGAGAACCATTTGGTACATAAGTATTTCTGCTGTTAAACAGAGTACGAAAATGTTCTGCTGAACTTGTAATTCCATCCGTTAATGATCTATAAATTGCTCTAAATGTGGTCAATTCCATATTTGATGTTTGAGAACCTAAAGTATTTAAATTTAAATTTTCATATGAATCTGATGTGAGTCCTCCGTAATTGTATCCGGGACCACTTGGACCAAAAAAACCATCTATAAAATTTAACATTTTTTGCTTATGGTGTTCACGCATTGCTTTTGCAAAAAAAGTAAGTCCAGCAGACAAATTATTCAACGCAGATATCGACACACCAGCCAAAGTTGCTGGAGAACTGTATAAAAATGTGTCTTTAAATGAATAAACCGATTTAATATTATCTGTGGTTGAACCACCAAGATTTAATTGTGTACTAAACGGACTTGTTAATCTCATGGTAAAGTATATATTATCTTTAAGTAAACGTCCAAGCTCGGTTCTTGAGTCCTGCTGTAGTATTAACTGCAGGCTCTAGCTCAACAAACGTAAGATCTAAACGTACTGCCAGTGGATGGTTATTAGGTAAATTAAACGGAATATCTAATACAGGATTTCTGTTTATTTGAACTTTTCTTAAAACACACGGGAGACCCACAGGATCCCAGCCAGGAGCGGTTCCACTACCCGATGCAGTAGTACTAGCTGTTATAACCCAAAGTGGAGGATGCTTCCACAATAACCGATTTCCACCAGACCAAGAAGAAAAAGCATTTTTTTGAAACGTGTCTACTATTGTTTTTGTGTTGGTAGACTGTATCAATGACTTTGCTACTAAATCTATAGTAACGTCGTATACTCGGCGTGCACCTGGCGTTAAAACCGATTCCATATTATCATACGTAAAACTACTACCGCCTCCAAAAAAGTAGTTTAGCCCCTTTTCTAGATTAAATGTGATGTTATCAAACGCCATCTTTAAATTGTCTAAAGGACCACCAGATATGCTGGCACTGTTGGTGTACGGAACATCATTCATCACATTGAATTTACTGGGATACGGAACAGATATGACATTACCCTTCCCGATAATTTTATCGGTAGTTCTGTCGGAATTGTATTTGCTATAATCTCCCCAATGAAAATTAAGAAATACTGGTATTTCGTTAGCGTCTGTGTCTCCAGGAAATAAAATTGTTGTTCCCATTTTTGTTTTCTAACATATATATTTAAGTTTTATGGCGTATAAAACCAAATATATTCCAGAATTTCCTCATAAATACGTAGGTAACGTTAATAATATTATTTGCAGATCAAACTGGGAAAGAAAGTTTTGTAAATATTTGGATAAAAATGAAACAATTATGCGCTGGTCCAGCGAAGAATTAAAAATACCGTATTATTCCACAATAGACCACCAAATTCATCATTATTATCCAGATTTTGTGTTTGAGGCCCGTAAAGAGCAAGACGTTCAAACATTTATTGTAGAAATAAAACCCAAAAAGCAAACTCTGCGGCCTAAAACGCGAAAAAACAAGCGAGCATATCTGAACGAATGTATAACTTTTGAGACTAATACGTGTAAATGGAATGCCGCAAACGATTATTGTAAAAAGAACGGGTGGATATTTAAAATATTAACGGAAGAAGATATTTTTAAAGGTCAAAAAAGTGCCAAATAACAGTATAAGTGAAATAACCAGTTACTTTTCAAGAGGATTTCAAAAAGTAAATCGTTTTGAAGTAACATTTTCTAGAGGAAACGCAAAGTTTTGGGCGTCAGAATGTCAGATACCAGAACAAGCAGTGGAGTGGTTTCAAGACACCACCATGTCTCCGTCCGGGCCTACTATTCAAATACCCGTAAAAAGAGAATACGACAAACAGTTTCTTATCAGTTTTATAGTAGAGACCGGCTGGCAAGTCAGAAAATACTTTGAAACCTGGATTGATGGCATGTTTTCTCCACTGTTAGCCGGAAAATCTAAAACTATGGATTACAGAAACGGATCAGGAAATCTGTCAAATATAACCATAAAGGCCATAGGAGAAGACAGTGCAGTGAATGCAACGTTTATACTGTACGAAGCGTTTCCAAAACTTATATTACCGTCTCAATTTTCAAACGATGTTCCTAATCAATATTTGAGTTTAATGGTGGATTTTAACTATAGATACTATAGATTAATATAATTATTATGCCTTTAAAAGACGTACTACTTTCAAGCCTACCTCAATATTGTGAAAATTTACCGTCAGGTAAAAAGGTGTGTTTTCGTCCTATGGTTGTGTCCGAAGAGAAAGCTTTACTTATCTCTAAGAATACTAGTGACAGACTTGGAATTCTTAAAACTTTAGAAAATATAGTGTTAGCGTGCTGTACAGATCTAAAAAAGGCAGACTATAAAAAATTAAAGATATCGGATTTAGAGTATCTATTTTTACTACTTCGAGCAAAATCTATAGGAGAAGTAGAAGGGTTTAATTTAAAATGCCCGTATACAGGTGAAGATGTTTCTTTAAAAATAGACGTATTAAAAGATCTTAAAGCAGAAGAAAGAACGGCAAACAACAAAATAAAATTATCAGACAATCTTTTGTTAGTAATGACAGAACCAAATGTAGAAACCTTGTTGAATGCCACCGAATACGATTTAAACGAAGACGGATTTTATAAGTTTATAGCGTTGTGTTTAAAACAAGTACAAACAATAAATGAAATAAAAGACTGTAAAGAAATAAGCATAGACGAAATTATTGATTTTGTTAAAAATTTAACCACTCAACAAATGAAACACGTTTTAGAATATTTTGAAAACATTTCTAGAACCGAAATAATAAAAGAGTATAAAACCAGTGACGGAACTACACGTTCTATAACAATAAAAGGCATTTTCAACTATATAAATTTTTTTTTTGAACACCTAACTATAGAAAATCTGTACAAACAATTCTTTCAATTAAAATATTATCATAATTATGATGCATCAGAGATTGAAAGCATGATTCCTTGGGAAAAAACAATCTACGTAGAACAGATAAAAGAACATCTAAACGACGAAAGAAACATGAAATATCAAGGAATAGAGGGATAATATGACCACCAAAGACGTCAAAACATATACAAGCACCGAAAAAATAAACGAACTTCCGGATATAGCAAAGAACAATAAATTCTTTAACAACAATACTAAAGAGCTAACCGGAAATAAATTTTATGAAAATTTAGACAATACAGCAAAAACTGAAACCAAAGACACACAAAAAACAAAAATTAGTTACGGTAGTTCTGCTCCAGTAGAATTGGTACCAACAAAATCAAACGTAAATCAATCGTTTACGCCGGTACAATCAGCACCAACAAAATCAAACGTAAATCAATCCTCTACTCCGTTACAACTAACACCAACAAGTTCATTAAACACAAATCTTGGTCAATCGTTTAAAATGGATCAAAAAAGTAATATAATGAGTGGAAATGTAACCAGAGAAAATTTATTAAAAACTGAAAGCATTAGTAAAGCGGTTTTTAATATTTCTGAAATACAACAAAAAAATAAAGAAATAATGAATTTAGATCAAAAAATGAAACAGTCTCAACAAAGAGCTGGTATAGAAAAACCACAACCAACAGCCATAATTAATAACTACAGTAACAGCCAAGCACCAAGAGGATCTGTGAATCGTGGAGATCCTTTAGCGGGTATAAAAAATACAATGAGAAGTTTACCGTCTTGGCGTGTAGAAATGGGTTAAAAATAAAAAAGGCCCCTTTACGGGGCCTTTTCTTTTAGTCTTCCAGAGACTTTAGATACGATTCTACATCAACATCCTCGTCAGGTTCTGACTTTGGCAGGGGCTTACGGCTTGAACGAACCACTGGCTCGTCTTCTACTGTTTCATCATTACCACCAGACGCACGTAGATCGCCACCAAGAGCATCAACAAGCTTGGTCTTGAGTTCAGGGTAGCTCTTAAACTCCTTAGGATTAATAAACTCCTTGAGAGCGTATTGCTTCTTCCACAGAGCCTCAAGCTTGGCGTCATCACCATCAAACAGTTCTGTGGCAGCACTAAACTCTGACTTGTCGTAGTTTACGTAACCTTCAACCTTGCGAATCTTAAGCTTGAAGTTTGCGCCCTTCCAGAAATCAAACGGATTAACCGCAGTCTCGTCATCAAATTCCGGATTCATTTGCTCTTGAATCTTCTCAAAGATCTTTTTGCCGTACTTGAACAGGAACACCTTGCCCTTGTTTTGAGGAGCAGCAGGATCTTCCACAACAAGAATATTAGACACGTAATTAAGCTTACGCTTACGATCACGAGCAATACGCTTATCGCTTTCAGTACCACTATTCCAAAGTTCAGAGTTTGCTTCACAAACCGGGCACTTCTCGCCAAGAGTTGTAGGACAGTTGTGAATAAACCAACCACCCTTGCCCTTAAACGCGTGAGAGTACAGCTTAACCCACGGAATATCCTCACCCTCAACTGCAGGAAGGAATCGAATAACCGCGTATCCATTACTAGCAGAGTCCAGAGTAGGACGCCAAAAACGGTCATCCTTATACTCATTGGTCTTGTTGCTCTTCTCTAGCTCTTCTTGGAGCTTGGAGGCCATTGACGACGAATTCTTCTTTAGATCTTTAAATCCCATATAATCTCCTATAATGCAAATATACAACACGTATCAACAAAGTCAAATTAAATTGGCAATTTTGTTGTTTTTGGAAGAAAATTTAAATTTTCTCCCTCTTCTTTAATTTTTTCTATTATGGGCTTAGACAACACCTTTGCCACACCTTCCACAGGAATGTCTTTGGTTTCACAGATAGCGATAACCGCATCCATATAACGAACACCCCACTTTTCAACATATTTTTCTATCTGGCGGCAAAAATCGTTTTGGGTTTCTTCATCAAAATATAAGACCATATATAAACCTCTTAGTATACCTATATATAGGTGTTACACCACACTTTTTCCATTACCTCCGGAGAAATAAATGCCAGACATAGACGAAAATTTAACAGTAGATATAACAGGAAATACCGCTTCCATAGCCACAGATTACAGCAGTACAGGCATCACAAACGGCCACGTACAAATAGTAAAACTTGCTTGGGGCCCAGCAAATACTAGTTCCAGAGTAACCACAAGTGCTCCACTTCCAGTAGATATTCGTACCGTAACAGCGACTTTAGGAATTACTGGTAGCGTTGGAGGACTTGGAAATTTCCGTATGGTAAACGGGCTGTCTGGTAGCAGCACCATTCCGTTGGTAGTATCTGGCACAACTTCTACTTCGTATACTCCAGTGCAAATTAACGGGTACGTTCAAGGCGTAACAAACGGCGTGCGTCTTGGCGTTACCGGAAATGTTAGCGTATTAGGTAATGTGTATGTTCAGGGCGTTACCGGAGGAATCGAAATAGGCATTACCGGTGGTCGTAGACTAAATTCCACCACAGATAGCGTAACCGTTTCAGGAACCATTGGTGTTACTGGTGGTCGATACCTGCTACCTGGATACGATGGTGTCAGGGTTTACGGGGGAAACAATGGCGAAACCATGATTCCAGTCACTCTGCGTGACGGTTCTGGAAACGCAATTAACTCCACCTCAGGGGCATTAAATGTAAATCTAGTGGGATCTGGATTTACTGCAACCGTGTCTGTAGGTACTATTATTGGTATTTGTCAAGCCAATCAAGCAATTCCTTTATTCGTGGCTGGAGCTACCACCGGACCAGCTGTTCGTATTAAAGGATTGGGTGCCAGCGATGCTGTTCCTGTAGTATGGTCTACTTCTATGCCGGTATCCATAGATGGTGCAGTGTCTGTAGATCTTAATGCACTATACGCATCTTTACAAGTGGTTCAAAGTCAGCTAACAGATCTGCAAACACAGTGTTCCAGCATTGAGTCCATCTACAACAAGGTTGCTACCGGAGTAAGCACAGTATCTCAAAAACCAGGACAAGTTTATATTGGAACGTTAACAATAAACAGCCCCATGACAACATTTGATACGTCTACAGCTCTTTATTCTGGTATAACTATTAAAGCTTCAGCAACCAACACCGGAAAAGATGTAGTTATTGAAGGAAACGGAGAAAGTAACGGCACAGGATATCCACTTAGTTCTGGCCAGAGTATTTTCATCGAAACCAACAATCTACAAAATCTTTTCTTCAGTAGTTCTGGAACATATCCTGTAACTATAAACTATATCGCATCGTAATATGCCAATTCAAAACACAAATATACTGTTAGCTAATAGTATTGAACAAGAACCAGATCAATATATTTTAGTTCGTGGTGGTGTATTTCACTATATCCAAATAACAGACAATGAACGTGAATTATTTAATTCTGATGGACCATTAGAATCTAAACCAAATTTAGTATTTTATACAGAAGATGCAGAAACAAAAGTTATGTTGGATTATAGTGGCGCATCGGATAAAGACAAAACATATTTACAAATACTATTTAAAAATTTAAACAATTTATCAGGATTATCGTTTTCAAATGCATCGTATCTAGATGAAACCAAAAATATCGACAAAACTTTTACTTTAGATTTGTATTTTAGAGAATTTAAAGACAATATTCTTTTTGCAAAAACCACAACAAGTATAAACTCCACAGATTTACAAAAAGTATTTTTGGGAGATTATTTTATATCTTCTCCAATCCTGACTCCATCTTCTGCTTCTTGGTCTGATATAAATGCAATAAAAAATTCTTTAGTGGTTGGTGTAAATCCTAATACAAAAAATTCATTAAGTGATTATTATTTTCAAGAAGGAGATTTAATAGAGATTATTAATTTAAATTCTCAAAATAATAATAAAAAATTTGAAGTATTAGAATTTACAACTATAAACAACAAAGAAGTACTAAAATTAAAATCTAAAGCTACAAACGAATCATTGCTGGGCTCTCCCACTCTTATAAATGTATACACAAAAGCAAAAAATAAAACCAGAGCAAGTAGTTTAAATAAAACCACAATTGGCTGTTGTTATAATTTAACAGAAAAAAAATACATTAATAATACAACAGAATATGAGTGTGATGTAAGGAGCAATAGTTTATTTCAATTTTCTCCCGGTATTTGTACTGCAATTCCTGATCCTATTATTTTAAGTACAATTACAGTAAACAGCCAAATTATAGAAACAACAAAATTAGAATATACTTTGTTTGATTCGACACTTCAAGAAGATCTGTATATTTCTTTTGATGGCGAAAATAAAATAATGATAAACGGAAAAGTTGTAGATGTAATTTTAGTAGAAACAGGAAAAATTTATAAAATTATACAGAACGATTCTACTAATTTGGGTCTTCCTATCAGAATTACCAAAACACCAAACACAACAGACAGAAAAGACATTCAATATTATTACGATAGTGTATTTGGAACAACTAATCCAGAAGGTATTGGTTCTGAGCTCTATCTTAAAATAACAGAGGATACCATAGACACTCTATATCTTTTAACAGAAAATGATTTGTCTGTATCTTCTGTTGTTTTAATAAAAGCATAAATTTAAACTAGTGGTGTTAAATCTAACATATTTTTATATGATGTAAAAAACCAATTTAAATCATATTCTTCATATCCCGAACTAATAGTAACTATACCATTACCTTTTACTACTAATTTTACAGAAGTAGAACTAAGATCAGGTATTCCTGCAGGATAATAGTCGGTTTTCACTGTGGGATCCGATTTTATCGCAAAAATATCAGCCAGTTCGTATATTGCTCGTTCTTTCCAATAAGTAGTAACTTCTCCAAAATCACAACCATCATCATCTCCGCCTCTAATTGATTGTGTGGGATATTTAGAAACTCTATTTTTAAGAATTTCTTTCACGTTTTGTATAAATTCTTGTTCGTTTGGAAGTGGTTGTGCCGAGGCTGGTTTTTTCTTTATAGGATCAACCATAACTCCTTGTGGCCAACTACGTTTACGTAAATATTTTGTTGTTCCAAATACACCTCTACCCCAATTCTGTCTCCAATAAAGAGAAAATGGATCTGTTCCTATCCCAATAGTCGATGTAATAATTTCAGCTTCTCCTACACCCCCTCTAGGCGAAGATAAATTTTTTCTAAATGTTGTTTCATCTGCAGCAAATGTTTGAAGATCTATACTTCCAAATTCTAAATCTTTCCCGTATAAACTTGTAATTAATGTCTGTTTGTATTGTCTGGTTGTGATAGACAATACAATTCCATTATATGGACTTGTTTGTTTATAACCTTTTTTATTAAACGTTTTGATCGCGTACATACTGCCTATTCCAGATAACATTGCTCCATAATTAGTATAACCATCTTCTGTATGAATAACACCAGGATTGTTTTTCCATTTATCCGGTTTCTGGTTACAAAAAAAACCTTCTGGAGGGGCATCACTTTCACAGTCATCGTCGCCATCATCTGCACAACAACAACACGGACCGTCCCCAGACTCGCAAAATGGATCACACAAATCTGGATTTCGTAGACAGTACTGATTATGGAAGAACTGTGCAGCACCACAATATGTTGTTATAGTGTAACTATAACTTACTTCAGTTTTCCACGTCCCGCCATCAGAACCACAATCTCCAGTTTCTGATCTTCCTTCTTTTTGTACACACCCAGTACAAGTTGGTGTTCCGTATCTGTAAGTTATACTAGAAGTGGGTTCTTCACCACATCCTTGTCCAGAAACTATTTCTGCTTCTATACACGCTCTACCAACACATCCTTTACGCGCCTGACACGTTTTGTCGCAACATGTGCACGTGCCTTCTGAATTTTGTAAGCCCGGTTCTAATACGGCCTGTGTTCCTTGCCACAGTAATGGTCTGGGTTCTATTAAATTTAATGTGGTTGTTGTGTCTTTCTCTGGCATCAACAGTTCTGCATCATCCATATTCCACCAATTATAGATGGCATTGTCGTTTAATATTGCATGTGTTGCCGGTCCTAACCATTTACCACATCCACTTTTTTGTTCTAATATTTTTGATTGTATATTATAAACTTTAGATGATGTTTTATATGCGGGATCTCCAAAATATAAACCACGACCTGTTGGATTTATATAAAATCGTATAAATGGATCGTTTGTTTTAATTTTTTGTATATCGTATATAATTTCTCCCATTGTATATTTTGTTAGAAACGATGTTCCAGATCTGTTTGGACAAACCGGTTCTCCGTTTGATCTGGGAGTAGCAACACTACCACCTCCAAAACAACATCTACCGAATATAAACGTTCCACCACACGAGGTTATTGTATAATCATTACTAGAACCTCCATCTAAAGGACAAGAAGCAAATTTTGTTTCTCCGTTTAAAGTAAAATACATCAAACTTCTTTTTGATATTTTAGAAAGTTCAGAATCGCTGGCTCCAGAATAATATATGTTTGCTTTTTGTGCTGGAACAAATGTTCCCGGAAGAGCAGGAAGTGTTATTATCTCTCCCGGATCACGAACTAATGTTCCACTACCTTCGCATGGTTGTGATCCTCTGCCGCCGCCTAAACACGGGTCAGTAATACAATCAGGACATCCTGGAGCAGCACCAACAGCAGTTCCGGTTATTGATGGTTCTTTTAAAACTTTTTTACATCTCTCCCAAGTTTTAGCGTCTGGTGTTAACAGCTGGCTTATAGCCTCATTGTATTCTCCAGACTTGGCTTCTTGAGGCCACATGAATATCCACCCGTTATCAAACATTCCTGGTACAATCACAGCACTTTCAAACCCTTTAATTCCTTGGAACGGATATCCGTTAAATCCGTCCGGTGCAAGATACATCACTTGTAAGAACGCCCTGAGATTAGCTATTATAGGGGCTTTCATGCGGTCAGTGTTGTGTGGTGTACGCGGTTCATAAAAATTTGTACACGCGGAATTATAGGAATAATCGGCGGGGGTTGGTCTTACTTTAAAAAATGGATCTTCATTATATTTACCGACAATATACGGAAGATTCATCATTATAGGCGGTTCAATTCTTTGGTTTTCTAATTTTTTAGGTAAAATTATACTTGTTGCGTGTTTTGTTTGTTGTGGTAGTTCACAACAACCGTCTTTACCGTTTGTGTTTATACATTTAGCTAACGCTAATTCTCCTGGTTCTAAAGTTTTTAATGGAGAAATAATAGTAGTATCGTGTTTACCGATGTATTTGGAGGGTTTCCACTCTATATGTGCCGAGTTTATTCCTACATTATATTGTTCACATAAAAGTTGCAATCTTCTTGCTCTATTGTTTTCTTTTTCTGTTTTATCTGGACTAGTATACAAATTATCGGTAAAACAGTCACATATTTTAAAAGGATTTCCGTCTTCATCTAACTCTAATGGTTTTTGTTTTATTAAGTTTATTAGTGTTTTGTAGTGGTTGTCAAAAGAACCGTCTTTTATATTAGGCAGTTCGGGTGTTGGTAAAGGCGGTAGGCCAGCAGGCTCTAAAATTATTGTGGTAGGTACAGGGGTAAACCATGCACCGCTTTCTGTCCATCCCATAGATTCAAGCGACGGAAATTTGCTTATTAAAAGACCTTTTTCTTCTAAACTGTCGTTTTCCTGACCGTAATTCACAAGGACAGGATAAATTTGCGGATAAGCATTAGCGTCTTGTCCGAAGACGTTTCCGTATCCTTCTATAAATATTCGTTGTGGTTTTCCAATAGGCTCATTAAATCGTCCACGACCAATCCATATTCGAATTGCTCCGTGAATTCCTGCTGTACAAGGTATACATTTGTCTACCTCTGCTAGATTTAAATTTAAACTGTTACCATTAAAGCCAAAGGTATCATCAGATGAAAGTTTTTCATTACCAGAGCCTTTAACGTAGTAACCACCGTAAAGGCCGCCAGATACAGGATCACAGCAACATGATGCAGAAGTAGTACTCATACACTAGTATGTATCAGCCCAGGGTCAACAGGTATCGGGTTTGTTGTACCACGCCCAGCATCTCGTCACGGATGTTTAGGAGCTCACTACGACCTTTTAAGGTTTCTTCCAGTTCTCCGGTAAGGAACGTGTACGCTTGATTCATAAGGTCTACAGCAGCTTTGTTCTTGTGGTCTACCAGAGTAATTTTAAATCCTGCTTGGATCTTTTCGCCTGTGGCTCCCATCCACGATTCCACAAACGTGTCTATCAGACCGTCTAAGGCTTCATACGCTTTTCCTAACGCTTTGTGTTCTGCGTAACTAGGGGTCTGCCAGTGGAAGATACGTAACTGGTTTTGTAAGCCTAGGAGTTTGTCTACCATGTGATCCTCTCAGTATATAATGCACCCGGTGGGGGATACACAGTATCTATGCAATTTCCGTTTTAGATAAATACTGTACGAAAGGGGGTGTGTTTATGCAAAACGTTTTAAAATGGATTAAATCCAAAGTAAACCCACTTTTAATCAAACTAGGCATTAAGTCTGCCCCGGTCTGTAAAAAGAAAACCTGCTGTAAAACCAAGAAAAAGTAAATAGAACAACTAAGTATGGAATAACGGGCTCCCACCTGTGACGGTCGGAGCCCTTATTCTTTTTAGAATAAATTTATTTACAGAACCTTGGAACAGTAATCGTACATCACCACACCTGATGCGGTTCCCACGTTCAGGCTACGAACGGAACCGTACTGTGCAATGTACACCACATCGTCTGCAATCTGTAGCAGTTCTTCGGGCAGGCCCACCTGTTCCTGACCAAACATCATAACTACGTGCTTCTCCTTGGGCCACGCGTACGAATCGATCCTATGGGCTCCTGGCACATTATCAACAGCCACAAGATGGAGAGGCATCCCTACCTCTTGTCTCAGGGAATCCAGCGTTTGCACCAGCCCCGGAAACGTTCCAGCGTGTAGCATACGCACATAGTGGTGAGTACCAACAGTGCCACGACGATCATATTGCTTAGACCCGTAGATAACCACTTTCTTAGCCAAAAAAGCGTTACTGTTCCTAATGCAAGTAGCGATGTTAAAGTCGTTATATAGATTGCTGCAAAGAACAGAGAAGTTATTCGCTCGTGTGTCAAGGTCTGCGAGAATCGCTTCATGCTTCCAGTAATGGTAGTGATCAATGATGTTTCGTGATTCATTGCCAGTCCTTGAACAAG